TGCTGGTTTTGAAATCCTTAATAAGGACTTCATAACTGTTGCTTACTCATTCGTATATTGAGGAGGTAACTAACAATGGCAAAACGTATTTATCCCGGTAACTGGGTAACTCAACTCAGTAGTTATCAAGGTCAGCCAGTTGTGGCTGTCCCAGGTCGTCAGTATTTCCAGAAAGTTGGATATGCATTAGTTGACGGCACAGGTGGCACAGAATTTTCTGTGACCATTCCTAGTCCTGATATGAGACAGGACGATAAGGTTCGTGCAAACATCACTAGCCTTGTTCTCCCTGCAGGTGCAAGCGTCTACAACGTTGGTATTCGTGTGCCTGACATGAGGAAGGACAAAGCAGTTGGTAGTGCAACTTCTGGACTTGTTGGTACTAACACTGACACCATTGCAGTTAAGCCTGCAGCTGGTGACGCTGCTGACACAATCAGCACAACAGTAGTTTCTACTCCAACACTTGCAGTTGCTAACACAACTATTGCTCCTACATCTGCACAGAAAAGTGTAGTTACAGCGGCAATTTTGGCTGGATCAGAGACTCTTAAGGTCTATGTTCGCAACGCAGCTGGTAATGCAGCAGGTAGTAATCTATCTTCTACTGCAGCTGGTGGTACTCCAATCATTGTTGAAGTTTCATACTTCGTCGATGACGATGTTCCAGATGTTGAGTCAACATTCATTCCTTATATAACTGAGACCTAAACCAGGTTTCTCACTACAATATGGGCATCTCAAAAGGATGCCCTTTTTTATTGACATGTCGTTGTATCAAAATCAAAAAAATGGACAAATTGTAGAGTTTATTGGCCACCATGATAAAGATTGGGCAATGGTCAAGAATTCTGCAGGAGTTGTTCAGTACGTCGCTTTAGATGATCTCGTTTCCTACGAACCTAACAAAGGCAGGACAGGAGAGAAAATAGAACCTCAGTCTGCTGAAAAATCCAAAGACGAGGACAAGATTCCTGAGACTGCAATCCCAGTTGACACGAGATTAAACATTAATGTTGCAACTGCTGAAGGAATTGCTAAGTCTGTTAAAGGTATTGGGTATGCCACAGCAAAGAAAATTCTTGAACTTAGAATGTCTCTCCCCGGTGAGAAATTTAAGAACCTTGATCAACTCAGAAAGATTAGTCGAGTTGATTGGGATCAAGTTATAAAGGATGATTTAATTTACGTTGCTTAGAATAGAACGAAAGGCTTTTGTTTAGCGATTGGAATTAAACGACTACGATAAGAGCCGTTGCAGGTTTCACCTCGGCTACAACGTCGGTGCAAATTTACCTGCTGGAGATATAGCCCGTCTCGAAGAGGCGATGGCTCGTATTCCAGACAGTTATTTTTACACTCGTGTTATTGAACATTTAACTCGTTGCGATAAGGCTTATAAGCTTTCTCAAGTTTTCAGAGTTGAAACTCAGCCACAGCCAAGTCGAATCGAACGGATCACAGGTGACACAGATCGTGCCATCTATCAATCTGATCCTATTAAGGCTGATAAGGATTACAGAGAAATCTACTTAAGAGAAGTAGATCGATTAGCAGAAACTTTATATGTTGCTAATTACCGCAGAGATGAGGTTCGTCGATATGCATTCGACAGGTCTGGAGGAGAGTTTATTATGTCTGTAAAAGGCCCAGCAGATACTGCTGTAGGGACGAGAGTTTCTCAGGCCGTTGGTTCTATGAATTGGAGGTAACCCATGGCTAGAAAAGCATCAAACAAAGGTCAAGCATATCCTGGGCAATTTCCAGAATACACAGCAACCACTGTCAATAACTCTGTAGGCAGTTTCCCAGGACAAAAATGGGAACCTGTTGTGTTAAATCAAAAAGGAAAAGGCAAAAACGAGAAGGTTAAAGAGATGGGGATGAATGCTGGAATGAAAGCGCATGAGTTTGGCAAGATTAACCAACCTGCTCAAGATGCATTTTCTCAAATAGGAAATGAGATGACAGTAGCTCCTCAATCTGTTCCAAATAAAACACTTAACAAGTCAGGCAATGTTAATACCTTCTTAAGTGCAGTTAAAGCAGAATTTAATGATCAAAGCAAAGCTACTGCTTCTGTAAAAGATTACAAATTTGGAGCTCAAATATCTGCTTTAGGTGTGAACCCTGCAGCAAATGCAAGTGAAGTTGGTTTCTCGGTAGGCAATGATCCATTGAGGTCAGGATTTAACAGGACAACTGCTATGGGAGTTGTTCCTACTAGAAATCAAAAACCAGCATCAACGGATATTGATGTATTTCAAAACCCAACCAGTGCTCAGGTAAATGTCAACAGCGCAGGAGTTCAGATGGCTCAGAATAGCAACCCTGGCTCTAGTCCTAACCCTGCTGATAGAAGTCAGCTAACAGGGGAGGGAGGTATGAAAGTTCAGGCTACTCCTAGCTTTACTGATTCCTTTGTGGCAAATGTGAGTCAGCAACTTAGTAGCACACCGTTAACATGAGCACTCCTCAATTCAAAGGCTTTGATAAACCGAAAATGAAAGGCTCATATTTTGATCCTCCTCCTGTTCCGTTATTTTCTGGCCAACCCACAAGTCCTCGAAGTACTGAATCTCGAGGATTAAATACTGCACTAGGATTAATGCATAGTGGACCTCAGCGAGACATTCCGGCTGGGGAACCAGGAAGTCATCAAGGATGGGCTCCTGCTGGTCCAGGAATGTAGGCATAGAAAGCCTATAAAATTAATTAAGACGAGGTTTTAAATGGCAACCAGCAGTTCAAACAAGATGCCGCTTTTGGTCGACAGACCATTGCATTCGTTCGCAACACTTGGTGCGACGGCGGCTTTAACATCAGCAACTAACTTGAACACACCTGCTCCAGCGGGATGTGTCTTACTAGTCGATTGTTCCGCTAATGACGGAGCCGTGATTGATAGCTTATCAATCATTTGCAATGAAGCGACGACAACCACTTCCAATGTCATAGCATTTTTAAGTACAGCTACGACAGCAGCAAATATTACAACAGCGAACACTGTTGCAGTGGCGACGGGTACTATTGGATCTACCGCTATGGGGGATCGAACCAATATTTCTTTACCTCCTTTGACAGTACCAGTTCCTAACCTCGGGGGAACAACTGGTGCTAGTGAAACAGATAAGAAAAATACTGGGTTATATGTCCCATCAGGAGCGTTGTTATATGTCGGTTTAGATGTCGTACTAAGTGTTCCTAGTGCTGCAACTGTTGTTCACGTTTTAGCTCAAGGAGGATTCTTCTAATGCCATCAGCCGCTAGTACATCTTCTTTCTTAGACAATCTCTATCAATCCAAATTTGGTCGAGCACCTGATGCTGGCGGTAAGGCTTATTGGGCAAAGCAACTAAATTCAGGAAAGTTAACTACCGATCAAGTATCTAAAAGTTTTGATGCTTCTCAAGAAGCGAAAGATCGAGCAGCTAAGAATATTGCGCCTGGGGTAAAAGATACTTCTAGTTTTAAAAAAGCAGCAGCAGCAGTTGCAGCTAAAACAGCTTCTTCAACACCTGCAGCTTCTTCAACACCTGCTGCGACAGTTACTACTACGGCGAATACTAGTAGTGCAAATTCTGGCGGAGGTAGTACAAGTTCTGGTGGTGGTGGTGGAAATGTAACAATCACCGCTAACAATTCAAGCGGTGGAGGTGGATCTTCTAGTGGAGGTGGATCCTCTTCCGGTGGAGGTGGATCTTCCTCTGGTGGTGGTGGTGGTGGTGGGTCTTCCACTCCAAGCACAAGAGAACAGGTAGAAAATTTATACAAAGAAATCTTACATCGAGGATCCGATCAAGGTGGAAGTGATTATTGGACCAAAGAAATTGAATCCGGTAGGCAAACGATTGACCAAGTGCGAGGACATATTGAAGCTAGTCCCGAGGCTGCAAAAGTTGGAGAGAATTTAAATTTCCTAGAAAATCTTTATAAGACCGATCTAGATAGAACCGAATCTCCCGACGCAGATGTAACTGACAGTGTCTTAGATACGGGTGGAAAAGAATATTGGATGAAAGCATTGGCTACAGGTTCTAGCCAAGAAGATGTGGCGAGAGCAGTGCGTCATTCAAACGAATTTGAAACCGCTGCTACTGATTGGATTAAAGATACGTATAGCGATGTACTTGGACGTGAATATGGATACAAAGGCGAAGTTAATGAATTCGGGGATGGCGACCATCGGATGGATGACGAGGCAGGAGAAATTAGCGGAATGGATTATTGGCTAAACCACTTGAGAAGTGGAGATAGCCGTGACGACGTCAGGAATATGATTGCCAATACGGACGAAGGTTGGATACAGCAAATGTATCTAGAACATTTAGATCGTAGTGCAGGAGCAGAAGGAAGAACTTACTGGGGTGATGATTTAAAGGCGGGAGCAACGAGGGAGGAAGTCCTCGCTAACATTAAACGCTCAGCAGAGTACCAATGCAAGAGCTCTGGAGGAGCTTGGGATGGTGCAAGTAGAAGTTGCGGAACCCAGCCAACCCCTTGCCCTGAAGGTCAAACAAGAGACTCTGCAGGAAACTGTCAACCAAATGAGACACCTTGTCCTTCAGGTCAGACAAGAAATTCTGCTGGTGCATGCGTTCCAGAAGAAACACCTTGCCCCTCAGGACAAACTCGTAATGCAGCAGGTGTCTGTGAAGTAGACGATGTCACATGTCCTACTGGTCAGACAAAAGATGCTAACGGTAATTGCATTAATACTCCTATTGTTTGTGGTACTGGTCAAAAATTAAACGCAGCAGGAACAGGTTGTGTTCCTGATAATCCTGATCCTATTGTGTGTGGCGCTGGCCAAAAACCAAACGCAGCAGGGACAGGTTGTATTCCTGATGACGGAGGTAACGGAGGTAACGGAGACAATGGTAACGGAGACAATGGTAACGGCGACACAGGAACTTGGTCTGGACCAGGAGAAGATTCTGACCCAATAGACGACCCTTCAGGCGCTTATTCAAAAGAGAATCCTACTCAGTCATACGACAACAAGAAAGCAGAATACGCACAATTATATGCTCACACTTTGCAAGACAAAGCAAATTTAGAGGGTCAGAATTACAAGCAGCTTCAAAGAGAATTGCAGGGTTATATTGACGCTCAAAGAGATGACGAAACTTCGAGATTAAGAAGTGGTATCACAATTGGAGGTAATCAAGCAAGTCAAAGACCTAGTAATTTAAAGAGTGGCTCTCCTAGCTATGGCAGTAAGTCCAGTGATAGAGGTTTGATTACTAGTGGACCAAAGTATAAGGATGACAGACCTTATGCCCCTAGAGGAATGAAGAAAGGTTCTCCTATCTCTAGTTCTTACTTCGCAATGGCTGAGAGGTTCTAGTAATGGGTAAAGGATTGGGGGCGGCTTCCTTGGGTGGCGGCTTTGGTCTCCAACCGATTACTCGTGGCTTAAGATCTAAAGCAAAAGGCTTATATCCTACTAAGACGACAGGGGCAGGGGAATATGGAACAATCGTTTTTCCTACTGTTCTAGAAAACTACAATCGCACGACAGATTACAAGCGTTGGCAATTAGGTCAAGCATATTATTACGGCACAGGTCGATCATGGGATGATGTTGCTTTGTACAGCAATACTCGTTTTTCTACAGGAGCCGTTAGTGGTGTGTCTAAAGATATTGTCACGATGTTTCCTAGTAAAACCAGTCCTGAAAGAACATGGTATGTAGGACTAAGAACAAGGGGAAGTATCATATTGCCTCAACCTCTCAATGCATCAGCAATTAGTACTTTCACTTCTGATCCTGATCCTGCAAACCATCGATTAGTTTATGACGTTAGTGGAGTATTAACTGCAACGCAAGTTGGCATCTTTAATGTTTTTATAGGAGATCAATTCGAAGACACGGCTAGCGGTCCTAACTATCCAGACGATGTTGTAGAAAAGCCAGAAGGAAGTATTGCTCTAACTCTTTTAGAAGCTAACGCAGGTGCATTAACTTTAACGTTTGATTTATCAAAAGCGTTTACTCGTGTTCGGAAAAATAATACGTTGTATTGGAAACAAATAGATTACGATCCTGCTTCTCCCCCTGAGTGGAACACTAGTGGTCGCCATTTATGTTCTTCTCATAAGTTGTTTTGTTGTTGTCCTGATCATCTAGGAGGCGCCTTAGCAAATTTAGAATTTCCGAAAGAATCAGGAGGAATGGACAGCTTCCCTTTACCCAACGCTAGTCGTACTGTTTTTTCTAAATGGGAAAAAGAAGGTGCAGGTTATTACAGACAATGGAGAAGCCTACCTCAACGTATTGACGAAAGAAGAGAATGCAAGCATATGCATGCAATGAGGTGGGAGTGTGGTTGTCCTTGGTATGAACCTAATGATTATCCAATCAATGAAGATGAATTTAGCACTTTTAGTAATCAATTAGAACGTGATTTTGGAGATGAAGTTTATTCTGAATACAATGCACGACATCGGATCAATTACGACCGATACATTCTCTCGTTAGCAGAAGTTGTTGGTATTAACTTATTCCCTGGGGGAGATGTTCGAAACAATATTCGACCTTCATCATTGCCTATGCTATGGAATGATCCTACTGAACCTGAAATTAGTTGGTGTCGACAAAATGATTGGTGGCTAAAAAGAGGCTCTCAGCAAATGAGAATTTTCAATAGTACTACTCAACAATTCGAATCGACTGTTACACAAGGAGGAATCGAATTCCCAATGATTGAATCTGTGAAAGGTGGTTCAGCCAATGCTCCAGTCATTATCAAGTAAAATCAAACTATGGCGTATTACCCAGAAAATACTGGTGGCATTATCGCCGCTATTAATGCCTGCATACTTGCAGCGGGAGGTACAGTGACCAGTTATAACAACAATACTGGTGGAATTATTCAAGCATTGCTTGCTTTGCAAACAGCAATAGCAGGAATGGGAGGAGGCTCTGCTGTTGAAATAGAACTCACAGCAGGAGAGGTCTTAGCAAAAGGAGATGCTGTTTATATTGACAGCAATGGGAAGTTGATGAAAGCTATACAAGACAGCACAAGAGACATAGCCACAGTTGCAGGGGTCATAAAAGATGATGTTGCAATGGACTCTTTAGCTAAATTAGTGTTCGCAGGAAAAATAGACTTAACAGGCTGGGGAGGTGCTGCTTTAACTCCTGGAGATAGATATTTTTTAGATGGTTCAGGTGGTTTAAGTCAGACTCCAACTTCAACTGCGGGAGAATATGTAGTGTTAGTAGGCGAGGCTTTAGATGCTAATACTCTCGCATTAAATATTGATACCCCTGTCTTACTAAGCTGATGGCAATTCGCAATCCAATTGTCTATGTAAATGGCTATCCAGAAGAGTTAGCCAACTCTGATCGATTGAATGGTGTAGGAAAGAGTACAGTTTCAGCAACTGCTCCTTCTAATCCAGAAGAAGGCGATATTTGGCTAGATACAAACGGAGATATTCTAAAGATCTACAAGAGTGGAGCATGGACAGAACCAACAGAAGACTTATCCACTGCTGTAGTTGCGGGGTCAGCCCCATCGAGTCCTAGTAATGGATTACTTTGGTTCGATACAACCACTGATCAATTAAAAATTTACGAGGGATCTTCTAGTAGCTGGAAATTAGCAGAATCTCAAACTTATATTTCAGGTAGCACTCCTAGCTCTGCTTTAGCAGGAGAATTTTGGTGGGATACAACAAACACCAGATTAAAAATTTACACAGGCAGTGCTTGGGTTGAAATTGGACATAAAACTTTTAGTAGTGCTGCAGCACCTACATCTGGAATGGTTGAAGGTGATTGGTGGTATAACTCAACATCGGGAGCCTTTAGTATGTATATAGCAGGATCCATTAACGCTTGGACTGTCGTGAGTAGCGGTGGTGGAAGCGGTGGAGGAGGATCTGTTAACGACATCCTTGCGTATGGTTAATGGCAACGTTTAAGAAGTTTAATCTACCTTTTGGTTCGGCTACTTATCCAAGTAGTGGAGCGACAAATATTTATACACACCCTGGTTCTACTGACAAGGCAAGTGTGATTGTAGGATTATCCGTTTCCAACACAAGCAGTTTTGACCTTCCATGTGATGTTTGGCTTAAGAAAGGAGGTACATCATTACCTCATTACTTAGCTAAAGAGAGGACAATCAAAGCTGGCGAAACAATTCAATTGATCGATAGCGGTCAAAAGGTTGTTTTAGAATATGCATCATCAAATGCAGACGCTCTATGGGCGAATGCTCCTACAGTAGATGGAAGTAGTACTACAACCTTTAGCTGTTGGTTATCTATTTATGAGGACGTTAACTAATGAGCCTTGATTCAATTAGTCTCGTCAAAGAAGTCGAGACTCCCGCAACCGTCGAATTCAAAGAACCCACAGGCAAAATTGCTTATGGTTTCTTATTTAATCGTTTGACAGGTTCTTTAGACGTTCTACGTCATGAAGACGGATCCTTTGTGAAGATGGAGGATAATATTAATAATATAATTAGTGATGATGACTATACCACAGTTGTATGGTCGAACAAGCTTCTCAACTTTAGTTGGGCGGCACCAAGTACAAACTACACAGGACACTTACAGGTTGAAATCGTATGAGCACTGTTATTGATCTCGGTAAACTACGATTTCTATTTCGTGGTGACTATAACAACGGTACTAGCTATGAGCTAAATGATGTTGTCACCTACGGTGGTAACTCCTATGCCTACATAAACGTTACAACTGCCTCTGGGAACAATCCAGACAATACAACCTACTGGTCTTTAATGACTAGAGGTTTAACACTTAGAGGTGATTGGGATTCAGCAACTCAATATGTTGCAGGCGATATCATCAAGCTCAATGGAATTCTTTATAAGGCTAAAGCGACCACAACAAATCATGAGCCGCCTAATGCTACATATTGGGAAGAGTTCGTAGCAGGATTTAACTATACCGGTAATTGGAGCTCAGCAACTGCATACAAGAAAAACGATGTCGCCATGCAAAATGGCGTCAATTATATTTGTATCCTTGCTCATACCAATCAAGATCCACCTAACGGTACCTATTGGAATGAATTTGCAGCAGGTTACAACGATACCGGTGATTGGAATAATGCAACAGCCTATCAAGTTAATGACTTAGCTACTCTTAGCGGAATTATTTACAAATGTAAGGCTGATAATACAAACCAAGAGCCACCTAATAGTACTTATTGGGATGTCTTTAGTATTGGTTTTACTTATACAGGAGCGTACAACAATGCAACAGCTTATAAAATTAATGACATTGTTTTAAATAGCAGTGTTACATACCGCTGTACGGCTGCAAGTACTGGTAATGAGCCTCCTAATGCAAGTTACTGGGAAGCATTTGCTTCAGGTTTTGAGTTTAAAGGAGCTTACAACGGTGCAACTGCATACAAGCTAAACGATATTGCGACAGTTAATGGCATTCAATACCGTTGCAAAGCAGCTAGCACAGGGAATGAGCCTCCTAATGGTACTTATTGGGAAGTTTTTTCTGAAGGGTACAAACATATAGGTAATTGGCTAGTTGGTACTAATTACAAGCTGAATGACATCGTTAAACACGGTGGAGCTCAATACAGAGCCAAGCAAGCAAACGTAGGACAAGAGCCTCCAAGTGCTGCTAATTGGGATGTTTTTGTTGAGGGTGTTAATTTTGTAGGTGCATGGGCGGCAACAACTGCTTATAACGTGGGTGATGTTGTTTTCCATCAAGGACAACAATACAAGTGTTTAATAGATAACACTTCTAGTTCTAGTTTCTTATCTGATTATGTTACTGATAGCAAGTGGGAGAGGTTCACGACAGGAACCTTCTATAGGGGTGGCTATGCTGATGCAACTGAATACTTTAAAAATGATCTAGTAACAACTGGTAGCTCTCCAAACTTAAACCTATATATCAATATCAACGATCATACTTCTAATGGCGCAGCGATAACAGATGCAACAGAAGTAGCTAATTGGATGGTTCTTATAGCAGGACAATGGCAGGCGACAACTGATGTTACTATGCGTTCGTTCTTCTATGGCATTATGAACTGATGCCTTTATTTAAAAGGTTGCAGAAGAAAATAGCCAAGCAAGAAACACTTGCTAATTTTATAGACGAAAAAAATAAGCAATCAACACGACGTCGCTTGAAGGCACGAGCTAAACTACGAATACGTGTAGAAAAGAATGGCGACTTCGGAATTGGTCCTTAGTTATTCCTATCTACTCTATACTTGTTAATGACAGGGTATTACCTACCCGAAACTTTGAATAGTACACATGGCCTCTGGAATTAAGGGTACCAACAAACCTGCTAGTGGAAGTTCATCCTTTGATTACTCAACAACGCCTTTATTTACCGCAAGTGCTACTACTACGGTAATTCTGTCAGCGTGTAATCAGAACTCTACTTCCGATACAATCCGTATTTGCATCGCTCCTGGTTCAGATTCTGCAACCTCTGGAACGATTAGTGCTGGTTATTACTTGGAATATGATTACCCACTAGCTGGAAACACAGCAATAGAAAGAACGGGAATCACAATGGAAGCAAGTAGCCGTATGTGGGTCGGCAGCGGTGGCGGAAATGTTTCCTTCGTGGCCTACGGCCTAGAATCGTAAGAGGTAAAAATGGGACGTAAACTTTCTTTCTCAGGTGCCGTACCTGACGCAAAAAGGGATTGGGTAACCAAGACCAGTGCTTATACAGCTGTTTCAGGCGATGCTCTACTTTTAGATTCTTCAGGAGGAGCGTTTACTGTCACATTGCCAGCTTCTCCTCAAGCAGACGATTACGTCGATTTTGCTGATGGTGCAGGAAGCTTAGGCACTAATAACGTCACGATTGCTCGTAACAGTGAAAATATTTGTGGCACTGCAGACGACTTAGAATGTGATTTAAAGAACGTGGGTTGGACCATGGTTTACAAAGACTCAACACAAGGCTGGAGGATTGCTTAATGGCTACTTTATTATCAGCATTAATCGGATCAAGCGCTTCGTCGACAGGAGAAGACAATCGCGAATTTAAGAACTTCCAAGATTGGTACGGTTACTATGCTGGAGGACAAAGTAACACCTTCAACTTTGCCACTCCTCAGTCAACTAGAGACCCTGGTAACACCTCAGGAGGAACAGGTACTGGTGCGCAAAACAGAAGAGCACCTGACAACACAACATTTAACTGGGATGTTCCTAATGGTGTAACAAAAGTAAGAATCACTTGCCTAGGTGGTGGTGGTGGTGGTGGTCACTATCGCTCGCATTATCATGGTGACTCTGGTGGTTCTGGTGGAGCTTTTGGTAGTGGAGAATTTAACGTTACAGCTGGTGAGACTTTACAAATTTTTGTAGGACGTGGTGGATGGGGTCGCTATCAAGATGCTGGTTGGGCTGGCTCAGGACAGACTACTAGTGTGCAGGCTGCAAGTGGTAGTGGTGGATCTGGTCATATCAACGTACAAGCTGGAGGTGGTGGTGGTGGATATCATCAAAGCAATGTTCAAGGGCCTGGTTCTGCAACTGTAAACGGAAGCGACCTAATAAGTGGTACGAACATTGCCTACACAGGCGGTCGTGGTGGCTACGGTTCTCCTAACGGTTTTGGATGGGGTCCAGAGGGTTACCCAACAGGTGGTGGCGGATCATGTGCTAGCTATAAAAGAGATGGTTATAGAGGAGGCAACGGAGATAATGGAGGCTACGGATATGGTGGAGCCGGTGGTGGTGGAATAGGAGGAGAAGGTGGAAATGTTTCCGGTAATAACAGCCCTAGTAACGTTGAATTTTGGGGCGCAGGAGGTGGTGGATCAAATGGCACTGGTGTGAATGGCTACCCAAGTGGTGGTGGATCAACCTACGACCCTAAGGGAGGCGACGGTGCTTCAGGAGTCTCTGCAGGAGGTGGCGGTGGCTACACAGGACAAGGTGAGAAAAACGTCGCAGGAACAAACAGCGGTCAAAAGGTATACACGGGCTATAGTAGTGCTGATTGGTATTACTACGGTTCTGGAAGCCGTTATGGAGATGGTGTAGGCACTAGCTATGGTGGAACAGGCGGCGGTGGTAGTAGCAGCCAGTACGAGCAGAGCTTTGGTGGAGGCGGTGGTGGTGGTACCACAAGCTATCCAAACGCTAAGACATTTAATGGAATCTTAGGAAGACTATTTGGCGGAGGAGGATGCGGAGCTCCTAGAAACGACAACAACTTCGGAAATACTTGCCACAGTGCTGGAAATGGAGGTGCCGGTGCAGGCGGTGGTGGCGCTGCAAGCGAAGAAAACCAAAGCCGCAACGATTACCAAAACATGGCTAACTACTGTACATTTAGTACAACTGATTTGGCTTGGTACGTTAACGACAATAGATTAACGGATAACGGCTACAGGATTAATGGTAACGGAGGTCATGGCGGCGCATTAGGCGGCGGTGGCGGTGGTAACTCCCAGAATGGAGCGATGGGAGGCAACGGTGGAATTGGTGCTGGTGGTGGCGGTGCAACCGGTCATTACAACCCAAGTTCTAATGGTCAGGCTGGTGCGGGTGGCCCAGGCTACGTTCTCATCGAATGGTAATAGAATAAAAGTAAATTAATTAAACAGACACATGGCACCTTGGGCTCGAATTGCAGATTTACCAACCAAAGCGGGAGGAACCGCTAAAGGGGTAAAAGAAATCCGTGGCGACGGAGGCGAAATGATGGGCGCTGATTGGGTGGAATGCGATGACACCGTCGTCGAATGGGCTTCTTACGACGAGTCTTCTAAGACTTTTGGAGCATTAGTGTGGGACACATCAACCGACACTAGCGCTCCAGAAGATGGGGAGAAGTACGCAACTGAATTTAAAGGCGTAGGATAAACCTAGATTTATATAGTATTGTCGTTACACTATCTGTAATGGATATTATGTAATGTCAGAAAAAATAAGTCCTGAGACAGAAACGACTACCAAGGAAGGGCAGTATGGGGTAGCTGATAATACCTTGAAAATGGAGGATTTTGGCTCTCCTAGAGAGTATGACTTAGCAGCAGAATATGGAACCTATAGAAAAGATATCTTTGCAACACCTATATACGTGGGAGAAGATGCTGATCATGCATCCCTAACTGATAAATATTTAAAGAAAGGTTATGAATTGTTTGACAGATTAGAGGAAGCTGGGACGGTTTCAGATGGTTGGTCGAAAGGTGAAACTACCTCGTCTACCAAAATTAAAGATACAAAAGGAGTTACAAGTTTTTTTAATGGAAATTTAGCCCCTGATCCTGAGTGGGCTGAATTTAATGAATATATTTTAGGGATGGCTTTGACCATGCTAAAAGATACTGTTCCTGAAAAACTACTGCATGGTTTTACGATTGCTAATAGTTGGTTAACCTTATATCCCAATGGTGCTTATGTCCCAGAACATATTCATTCATGCTTTGAAGTTAGCGGTGTTTATTATCTAAAAGCGCAAGGAGAGCAAAAATCTGGAATGATTAGTTTTAAAGATCCATCATGGGTTGCTAAAACAATGAATATTTGGGGTCAAGGTAGCAGGATATTCCCTGGTCCTTCTACTGTTATGGAATTTGCCGTGAAATCTGGAATGATGGTACTATTTCCTTCTTGGTTGCCACATTCAACAATGCCAAATGAATCAGGAGAGGATCGTATGATTTATAGTTTTAACTTGATTACTGATAATGCAAGATTAAGATTGGTTCATAATCATGGTCATTTAAATCGATAATGCTTGGAGATTATTACGTTTTAAAAGGTGTTTTAAATAAGAAAGAATGCCAAGATGTCATTGATCATTACGATCCAAAATGTAAAGCTTCTCGTGTTGGAGGTGATGATAGTGCGGGAACAGGAAAATTAAGGAGTAATAAACGAAATTCTAAAAATGCATGGGTCATCCCTGAGGAGTTAGAAGAGGAAGGAATGCTAGGTGTAGCTATAGCAGTTAAGAAAATGGTGAGAACTTATTTAGAAGTGTCACGGGATATTTTTAGGACTCCTATCGATCACTTGGAAACGCCTCAGTTTACAAAATACGAGGAACAAGATCATTATCAATGGCATATAGATGCAGGTATTGATCATTCTTCTTTTCGAGATGTATCTGCCACGATGTTGTTATCTCAAGTTGATGAGGATTTTACTGGTGGAATGTTGAAGTTTTTTCCTCATCCATCATCAAAGCATTATTTTGATCGAGGTGATATGATTCTTTTTTCTTCGAATTACGCTCATCGAGTTTGCCGTGTAACTTCCGGCACAAGGTATTCTATTGTCTTATGGGGAGGCAGAGAACAACCTAGCAAAGTCCAGCGCAATAAAGATTTGGAAGAGGAAGGTGGTTGGGGGTTGGCTAATTAATGGATGTAGGTCATTTACCATTATTTGCATCTAATGTTTTCTATTTAAAAGCAGATCACATAGATGTTGAACCTATCAAGAAGATTGATAGTGGGTTCGTTAAAGCAGCCCAATACACTGGCGAGGATGTAGGGGTTATTGATACAAGTCGACCAAATTACAGAGTCTTAGATTCAATCCCTGAAACAAAAGAGGCTTTATTAGAAATCTTCAAGAGAATTAATCACGATTTACTGAGATATGATAATGATTGGGCAATTTCCACTTCTTGGCTAACAGTTACTGAAAAAGGTTGTGATGGTCAATTACATAACCATCGCAATTGTTTTTATAGTGGTATTTTTTATTTTGATCATTACGAAGAAGAAGGAATGTCTTCTTTAGAAATAATGACACCACTGCAATACCACGGTGGTTACCAATTAAAAAGATTGAATGATGAGTTTGGACCTCCTATAACCGTCGCTGATCAATGGGAAATTCCACCGGAACATAAGAAGTTAATTTTATTTCCTAGTTATTTGGTTCATAAAATAGGAAAACAAAAAGCAGATAAACCTAGGTATTCGTTAGCCTTTAATATTGTTCCCATAGCTCCTTATGGTGTTGCAGATTCACAAGCACTTGATTTGTCTAAGTAGCATAGCTATTGTCTAGAAACATTAGGAGCACCATGGAAGACACGATGACCCCTTTGCAAAGGGTAAGAAACAATCAGAATAGATCTGACTATATGAGCTATCTATATGATCTATATCGAAGAGATGATGCGCCCATACCTCTTAGAAATACTTATACAGGATTAGCCGAACTACATGCTAAACATTTAGGTAAAAGAGAAATTGATCGCCAAGTGGAGTTATGGCATGACGAGAAACATCAGGGTCAGATTCGTGCATATGATGCAGCAAATCCTGTACGTCTTGATTTCAATCCTATACAACCTAATGATGAAACTGAGACATCCGATTAGTACTCCACAACAAAAGGTAACTGCTGTTGTAGCTACAAGAGATTTCCTTTTACGTCTAACGAATGTAAAAGAGACGCCACGCATTCCGAGAGAAGTACGTCGGGAAGCTAAAACATTGCTCAGACACTATCCTTTGATATCAGAGTTGAAGCCTATCCTGGAAAAGGAACTGTCACAAACCTAATAAAATTGTTACAAATTATGTATAAGATGAGAACTGTTATTTAAAATAATCAGTTCTGTGTTAAAGACTGCATACGCTGCTTCTGCACTTGCTTTAGTGCTAGCTCCAGCAACATTTGCTGGCCCTTATCTCAATGTCGAAACTAATGCTAGTTGGACAGATAAGAAATATACAAACGCTACTACTGACGTTCACGTTGGTTATGCAGGTGCTAATGATACTGGTAAGGTTTCTTACTACGTACAAGGTGGTCCAGCATTCGTAGCTGTTAAGGATCAAGATACTGAGACTCGTCTTTCAGGAAAAGCTGGTGGAAGTATTGCTATCACTGAAGCTACTGATGTTTATGGTGAAGTTTCTTTCCTTACAGGAGAAGAGAAAGAAGATTTCGGTACAGGTGGAAAGGTAGGAGTTAAGTACAGCTTCTAGTCGTAATCAGGATACTAAGACTTATTACTATATAGAATAGGTAATGAGTCTTAGTCCCTATTCATAAATGCAAAGTAGGCTTAAAAACCTCTACGATGAACGCCAAAGGATGGCGGGTAGAGATGCACAACTTTTAGCGCTGCTAGCTGCTTCTATGACTGGAGGTGTAGGAGCTTTAGGAACTGCTGATTTGGTTTTAGGTGATAAGAAAGCTTGGAATTCAGGCGAGATTCCTTTGAACGCAATGATCAGCCTGATACCGGCTTTATCTGGAGGTGTCGGATATGGAGCATATACATTAGCAGACCCCATATTGAGGGAACAGTTTTTGAATTTCATGAGCAAGGATGTAGCTCATGATGCAGGACAAGTTATGGGTCGACAACCATTCAGAAGAGCAGATGGTACTACGGGCAATATTGATTTCCCCTTGGGAGTATATGAGTATGACTATGATGCTGCTCCTTTCAAGAGTCAGAAAGTTCAAATGAAAGATGGTGTTGCAGTTGGTCCGGGAGTATCACCTAAGAGAGAGGCAGAAGCAAAGAAAGTTTTAGCTGACATATATGAGGCAGCGCAGAAACAGGGAGGGGCAACAGTTGACCCAGTTAATGATTATAAGATGAGCAATACTGCTGTTCTAAATAGAAGGCATAGGAACAGGATGGCTGCCACTGCATTAGCGACCTTACTAGGAGGCGGTTTTGCTGTTAATCAACTAAACAAAAACGACAATATGGATGTCTTAGGCGATATCAAACGCCAAGCTCTACTTGCTCACTCTTAATTACCATGGAACTCGCTGGCAAAAAACTGGGACTTACCCCAACAACTGTTGGAGATATTGCCCAAGCAACACAAGAAGGGAAATCTGAGGAGAACGTCAACATGTTCACTCAGATAATGAAAACCCTGAGTTCTATTGTTGGACCTAGAGAAGGTGAATTCAATACTGGAACAGGCATTCAACCAGAAGGAATGCATCCTTATCAAAAGGAACTCTTATTGCAAAGACAGATGGAGGAAGCGAGAGAGGAGGCTAAGAAGCAAAAGCAAAAAGAATTGGCGCCAGGAATAAGTGATCTTCTTTATAGAGGTGACACAGGATTAAGAAAAATCCATCCTTTCTATTCAGGTGAGGGCTGGGGACCTTAATGCCTAAGCGGATTAGCAAAGAAGAATTTGATGCTCGCTTTGGAAAGAGAAGATTTTCCGAGCAAGAGTTGTTTGAAAGAGGATTGTCGACAGATCCTAACGGTCAAGTTCGTCCCACTGCTGAAGTATTTAACGATCTCTTTATTGATGGCGTTAACCGTTTAGGCCTAAGTCATCCAGAAGCTAAAGCAAGAGCGAATAGGTATTTTGGACGTAATACAGATCCTCTAAGCCATACGCAAGCAGGACCAGAATTACAGTCTTTAGTTACGAAAGCTCAGGCTAGTCCACCTCCTCCGGCGGATATTCTAAATGCTCCAGCAAGTCCTGCGGCACAAAGAGTTAGGACTGAAGCTCAGTTAGACGATAGTGCTTTGAGGGATATTTCTGATGATTTTCGTAGTATGTTTGGTGAAGTAAATGCTGATTTTTCTAATGTAGGCCCTGACAAGAGAGATTGGATTAGGGCTAAACAGATCGCAGACAATATAGATTCTTATCAATATTCTTTAAATAACGTTTCTGCATTTGGAGGTAGTTCCAAGCCTTATCCTTTGTCACCTCAAGACAGCCAATTTGTTTCTGATTTCTTCAAGAAACAGATGATATATGACGACGGGGCTGGCACTAATGTTTATGGGCGTGAAGGTGACGCAGAAGCTACTCGTCAATTCTATGATTTGCTTTATGACTTGGAAGTCGGTTCTGGAAAGAATGCAAAGACAAGAAGACAGATTAGTGACGAATTAGATGCTAAACGCTTTGCAGAAGAAGAAGCATTGTTTGCCGCAGAACAAGCTGCTAAAGCAACTCCAGTTCAGAAACAAGTTACAGATGATATATGGTCAGACAATTCATCTATAGATCCTAGGAATATTCCTGTCACGCCAGATTCTGTATCAAGAACTGATCTATGGGGTGGAGGAAGTGTACCTCCTGATCAGGTTTCTCCTAGTTCTAGGCAGCCATATATTTATCCTGAGGATTTACAATTAGCAGTTCGAATGCTTAATGAAGCTAAAGAAACTAAATCACCCACGGGTAATCGAATGAGTATGAAGTTTTCGCCTGAATTAATAGCTGCCTTACTGGTTCCCTCTGCTGTAGTATCACCTCTAGTTCTTGATGAGATAGGACAACCGAAACCAAAAGATGAAAAAGCCTTACAAAAAACTTATTAAACTAAGCAAAAAAGCCGAGCAATGTTCTACTAGAGAAGAAGCTCAACTTCTCATTAAAAAAGCCAGTAAATGGCATAAAAAATTACAATCAATTTAATGAATTTTTACAGTGATCCAGCAGCTTTTCAGCTTGCTATTCTATTTCCGTTTATCCCATTAATTTGCGTAGGAATTGTTACTTTCGCTTTAGGCTATGACATGCGTGATGATAATGATGATGATGATGATGATAGAGGTACTTTAGTTCCTGTAATGTATCCTGCGTCTTAATCGTCAACAGGTTTAAAAACTTCTACGAAGGCATGACATTTAGGACATGTCAGGATTGTTACGATAGACCATTCATCCATTAGATTCGGATCAACTGTTTTGTCTGGGCCGCGATCAAGAGGAGTATTGCAATAAAGACAGTTCATATTTTAAAAAGCCTAATATTAATGTAGCGGTTTAAAATTACATGGCTACTGAAGAAGTAATTCAGGAAGAACCTAAGAAAAGTATTTTCCAAAAAATAAAGGAAAAGATAGATGATAAGGAAGAACAGTTTGAATACATCTCAGTCGCAGTAAGGCTTCTCGTGGTTTTCTGGTCCGGAGCCCTGGTGACCTTAAATTATTTGCCAAAGATTCCTGGCCTAACGTCAGGGGAAAAACAGGATATAACTTTTCCGGCTTCTCTCCTGGCTTCGTCGCTTGCAAGTTTTGGCCTGGAGAAGAGTGCTAAAAAGAAAGGCGATGGAACATATGATGTTAATTCAGAGGATAAGCCATTAAGTAAGAAAGAAATGTTGGCTTTAATGTCAAACCAAGGCGGTGGCTTCCAGACAATTCGTGTAGAGACTCCGATTAAGATATTAGGTGCAGACGTTGTTGATTCTTCCAAAAAGGTTAAGTCATGACTTGCGAGAACCATTCGAATGTAGACGCCTCTCAGGAGACCCGCCTGACAGTGCAAGCTCTCAAAATCGAAAGATTGGAAGAGAAGCAAGAGGAGTTACGTGAACGCCTCAAGGTTGTAGAGAAGTGGGTTATCGGGGCTGCAGCAGTATTGGCAGCCGGGGTGACTTTAATAGGGTTCGCTACGAATATATCGAAAGCATATTTATGATCGAAAAAACGGTAGATCCACAATTAGTATTTGTTATAGGTAGTTTAGTAACCATTCTTTTGGGTGCTATTAGCTACGGAATTTATTTAACTCTTGGAAGTGGATCTAAAGATTTAAGAGATCCTATTGATGAACACGCCAAGATGCACGAGTTGGGTATAGCTCACGGACATCGTAAAAAATAATTACCTACTATAAGTAGAGACGTCTAAATTTTTCCCATGAAGCGCGTAGTGTTACCAGCGCTGTTGCTCACATCTCTTGCAGCGCCTGCGATGGCAGATATAACGCATAGTCTGAGTTCTTCGGTTCAATTGACCGTGGATGGGGCCAGTTCAGTGGCGACCAGGGTGCCAAGTACATATAGCGTGTCGGGTACAAATATAAAAGTTGGCACTGGTAATAGCGACGTATTTGGAGGTTTGACCGCTGGATCGGCTACTGCTGCACCGACAATGAAGGCCGGTACCTACGATTTGAATGTCTCCGGAAATCAATTCAGCTTTTCAGAAAGTTGGCTCCAAGGGGACGCCATACCTGCTATTAATGCAGGTTCGACTGTGTCAACCACAACCGGTCAGGTACAGTCCATTCCGGCGTTTGGCTCGACTACAACATTTGCCGGTGGAACAAAAGGTACGTTGGCCGGTGGAGTCTCAAGTTTATCCGGTGGAACAGTTACTTCGCTAACCGCCGGTGGCGCCGGTACTACCGCTATTGGACAATTCATATCTACTCTTAACGTGAAGTAGATGGGCAATGTTTTCAGTATCCGTGAGACCGGTTGCCCCGATTGTTGGCGCAATGTGGAAATTAAAGTTTGCTGTACTTGCGGTGGTTGCTCTTGTCACACCTGCAAATGCGGTCCCAGTAGTACCGAATTTTTCATCCGGCCAGCTTACTCAGACTACGACATCGCGGTCTGTGATATCTGAGTCGATAGTCTCGGAAGATTTTGCGACAGGCTGGCAATACACTGTGTCCGGTACAGGGATTTCTTTAGATGGTGCATCTATCGAACCATCTGCCATAATCAATACAAATACAACTGCCGCGTCAGGAATAACTACAAAATGGACAGGCTTAGACGTGAACAACAAGCCAAATTGGACGCTGACTCAGCCCGGGGGTTCGTTCCAATTTCAATCCAGTTACTCCGGACCCGGACTCCAGAATCGCACGACCATAACGAGGACCATAGAAACGGACACAACGATAGAATCGGTTTCCGTATTTTCTCAGTAATACCAAGGGTTCTTAGCATTTTAATGCTATTTCCTTTTTGTCCTGTCGTCAAGGCAAGTGACGTGGGAGGAATATCTGCTACCTCTAATCCGGTCGCTAATTCATCCGGTCAAGCGAATGTCAATGCATACCAAGTGTTGACAGGAAACTTCATGCAGTCAGGTTTTACCAATGGTGTTGTTTGCCAGTCTGAGACATTAACAATATCTCCTTACGTGGGTCGTTCTGCAAATATTAAAGAACCTTTTTTCGAAACTTACGAAGATCCGGTATACGATGTTCGAGATTTAGATGGTGATGGTGCTCCTGATAATCCTGGAGATATTTTGTGGTACAAAACAGTACAAACCCTGCAGAAAGATAACTACTCCTTAAACATGGGAATAACGGCTCAATGGAGTCGGCCACTCGATAAGGAGATGATGTCTCTTTGCAAGGACGCTGCTGCGACTGAAATAGCCTTAAGAAAAGCAACATTAAATTTACGGGTTTTAGACTACGAAATTTCTCGGCTCAAGCATTGCGGAAATTTAGCGAAGGAGGGCATAGTATGGGATCCGACCAGTAAATACAAGGTCATCTGCGAGGATGTCCTCTTAACGAATCCTCCCGGAGTGTTATTAAATCACAGTCATTCAATTGATCCTATTACTTTCGATTCTTCCTCTGTTCAGTCATCCTCTCTCGAACAGACAGAATCTTCTCAGGCTTCTTCAGAATCTTCTTTAGAACAGTCTTCGTCACTTTCTTCGCCAGAGGCTTCACAATCTTCATTAGATACTGTTGGAGAGGTTGGCCCACTAGGGCCACCCCTAGAGTTGCGCCTACAGCTATCGAAGTAGTATTCAGGACGGTTGCAGGAGGGGGCGTGTAGTTATTGATGACATTGAGCAAAGCAATATCTTCGTACAACGTAATACATTCGCCTTCAGAGTTTTTCTCGTAGCCTTTTACAATCTTCGTACCATACTTACCGTATGCTCCCGGCGGGGGACTTCCTGGTCTGGGACAGGGGAGATCAATGTCAATAGGCTTAATAGCGTTAACATCGAGACCAGGAAGATCAGAGACTTGACTTGCTCCCTCTGTATTGGATTCATCTGTTTCACTTTCGTTATCCTTGGATTTTGTATTTCCTAAACCACTAACGGCTCCCAAGTTAGGAGTATTCTCCATGGGAATAACTACTAATTCTTTGCTTGGATCAAACTCAGGGGGATTGAAGGAGGGCATACCTGGCCCTGTACATAGCGTGAGAGTTCCTTGAGGATCGTCTTCTATTAGTTTGTTATTACCTTGTGTCTCTCTAGCTTCAACACAACCAGGCATCTCTACGGTTGGGAAGCCTATCTGCAGAGTCACAGGAGGGGCTTGAGGAATGCTTAAAGGTAAATCAATCGCCCATGTCGGTACCTGTGGAACGTATATCTCCCTGACGCCTATCCGAGGGACTGAACCCACTGATCTTACTTGTTAACTGGCAGAACGCCCCCAGTGGTACTAGGAATAGATAGAAAACTGCTAGTGCCACCAGAAGCACTACCACCGAGGCCAGGTAATGCACTCTTGATTTGAGATTCGACCAAAGGTCCGACTTGTTCAATTAATGCCTTCTTTAATTGTTCTTGAGTTGCTGGAGCTTTGAGGTAAAAATAGGCTGCAATAGTTCCACCAACAAGGCTACCTGATAACGCTAAGCTTGCTGCTGCGAGAATAGTGGGAAGGTTTTTCATGGTTATTTAGGTGCCACTTCTAATCTTAGGCACTTTTCAGTAGTGAATGCAGGAAAATATAGATTTTATTTTTTAATCTTGGTGTAACCGAAAATTACGATTGACACCAGAACACTGGGGTTCATACGTGTTTAACCTTGTAGACCTGTCTAAAGGTGCTGCACGAAAAAGGTTTAAACAATCTATTAAAGACGAATGGAGGTGTTGTGCCTATTGCGGAATTGATGATTCTCTTCTGACTATCGACCACTTGAAACCTAAAAAACATGGTGGAGATAGTTGCAGGAGAAACCTTGTACCTGCCTGTCGATGCTGTAATACCAATAAAGGATCTCTCATGGATTGGCGTCTTTGGTACCAACAACAAGTATTCTTTTCTAAAGTTAGAGAAAACAGAATTTTGGAATGGATGAAACCAAGACCAATGGAGAATCTTGAATTATGGTATGTAAAAAGGGAGGAGCATGAGAGACGATCTAACTCAAGAACAGCAGTTCATGCTTCAACGTATAACGTTGGAAATCAAGGATTACTCGAAAGAGGAACTTATAGAAGCATTGCTAAGCTGCTGGGAGGCACGATTCAGGCAGAAGCAAATCTTTCTTGCTAGTAGTCAAGATGCTGGATTTTCTTTCGCATTTAATGATGGTGTAGCTGTCATGCCAGAAGCTGCTGTTAAAGAATTTGAACAGTCCCATGGCTACAAACCAACATGGGAAGACGCGGAAGACTACATGGAATCGATTGCAGAGGAGGCTTGTATGGAGCTAGACATGGAAGCTATTGTTCTTGAACCTGAAGAATAACTCGTTACACTAATATTCAGATACGTATTTTTTAATGGAAACCCTCATAGCAGGAGCAGCAGCAGTTTTAGTGGGGATTTTTTCCGGTAGAGTAATTACCTTGAAACAAGGGGAGAAAAAGGGAGTAGCTTTTCATGAACACAATGAGTTACTTCAAAGGGTTTCAGATATTGAGCAAGTCATACCAGGGCTAATTCCTCGTACTGAAGTGCAAGATGCTATTAACAAGGTTCCTCCTTTGGTCATGGATGCTGTTAGAACGGAGATTAATAGTATTGGCTTATCGATGAATCAGAGACCTGCTCCTTCAGTTGGTTTAGGAGGAGTTGATCTTGCTCAAGTTAGGGCTGACACGGAGAAGATGAAACAGTTGAATGACATGCTTAAGAACTTCGAACAGGCTCAAGGTAATGGCTAAACTTTTTGAGACATATTATCTAGATACTAAAACTGCTGACGATATAGAGGCATGGGTCTTAAAGAAAAATACTCCCTTGAATTGGAGTTTCAACGATAATGTTGCTTATGATTATCATCATCTACAAGAAACTAAAAAGAAATGGGGACATGAATTGAACTTTGAAGAGAACACATGGTTTTGTCCTGGGTTTTCTTGTCGCTTAATTCACCAAGGATCAGAACATCCTAATTTTTGGTTACCTGGTTGTATGAAGAATCTACAAATTCCCAAACTAAAGTCATTACTAGATAGTAAATATACAGCATTAAATATATGGAGAATGCAACTTTGGATATATCCTTCTGTTAGTCAGGAAGCATTTAATCAGCCTCATAGTCCTCACATAGATATTTCTACTCGTAAAGGTCGTAAGAATGGAAGAAGAATAACTAAAGATGAAACAGGAGAAGGGAATATAGTCCTCTTATATTACATTAATGATGCTGATGGTGATAATTTCTTTTACAAGGTCAAAGATGAATATATAGATCACCCTTCGTTAGATGATGATCAAATGTATCATCCTGACCTACTAGACATAGTGCATACGGAGACTCCTGAAAAAGGCAAATTATTAGTGATGGATGGCGACGTAATTCATGCTAGTTCCTCCCCTTCTAAAGGAATAAGGTCAACATTAAATATCAATTTACTACCTAAACGTGATTGAGTTACCTTTCTTACATAATTTTTTCTACACTGATATACCTAGTAATAAAGATGAATTATTGCATGAAATAGAAAATAGCGAGTTAGATAAAAACCAAGATTTCTCATGGAATACTTTTTGCTCATTAAAGTTAGAACGACTTGATTTAGATAAAAAAATAGAATTATTTTATCCTTCTTTATCCAAGTTCTTTAAAGAATTAGATATTGAAGGTCGGAATGTTAAACTTCGATTATGTGGTATGTGGAAAAATACATATAGCAAACATGCTTTTCAAGAAATTCATGATCATTGTCCTCATCATTTTTCAGGTGTTTTATTTTTAACGGATGAACAACCTGGTGATAGTAGATTTTATTTTGTAAATAAACATGGAAGCGAGATTCCGCAGGGTTGGCGAAAACTTAGAAAAAATCAAAATATTCTTCATGCGGGTAGGTATTGGGTAAAAGCTGAACGAGGTCGAATTATATTCTTTCCTTCTTATTTAATGCATGGTGTTACGGAACATCAATCAGATAAACCTAGGCAGACAGTATCCTTTAATTTTGATTTCCTTTAAGTTGGGTTATAAAAACTACACCACCCAGTTGCAATATATTTTTCTCCTTTATTAGGAGTGACTCCTTTGTGGGGATGAGTCCAATAAGCAGGCCAAATCACAACACGTCCTTCCTTAGGTTGAATAGTTGTAGCTTGATGGGGAAATTCTGTTCCCGATTGTGCATCATTTAAATAAATCATCCAAACCAGCATACGATCTCCAGCTAGTGCGTGATCTTCTGCAGTTAATGAATTTAGGTCTAATTCCTGATTATTAATATTTTTCCATCTAGAAACATGTTCACAATGTAAGCCGCTGTATCCTTGGCCTTCTGAATAATATTGAATGTTATACCAAGATCTCAAACACCATGAGGCTAATTGATCTAGAAATGGATAAGTGATTTTATATCGCCCAATAGCCTCAACAACAGTCGGTAAAAGAATTGTATTGAACTGACGAAATGGTGTATATGGTATTTCATTATCAATTTCAGAAAAATCGACATTAAAATCTATCGATTTCTTGGATTCTGTATCTCTCGAATACATGAAACGCTGTTTGTCTTTATCTTTTAATTGTTTGAAGTATTGAATGACTGATTGGCAAGAATTTGAATCTAATAAATCATCATAAATTTCAATAAAGGATACATCAGTCATTTTGTTTTAATTCTTCTGTCATTCCTTTGTGCCAATATTTTAAACCAGATAGAGCCCAAGGACCGTATCTAAAACTTGCAGGATTAGTCGCTTCAGCAATTTTGACATCTTCTAATGTTTTGTTTGCAATAAACTCAAAGGCATCATGAAACAAAGGCTCATGTATTGATAGATCCTTTGCATACTTCCAAAATGGAGTGTCATATTTAGAACCAAATTTATAGTGCCAAAGGATAAAAGTTTCCACCTGTTTAATATGTTGTTTGATATCTATGGAAGCATGATGAGCAGCCCAACCTTTGTTGCCAATGAACTGATATGAATACCTAGCCCATGTTTGATAAGTTGAAATAGATGTGGATTCCATTGGTTCTAAAAAGAACAAACGATTCCCATTAAGAATGATTCGATTATTGATAACAGGTTGTTTAGCTACATAGTTCTTAAATGTCAAATGATCAGTGATTTTAACGTTAAAATTTTTGGTGAAATTTTTTTCAGCATCTTCCCGCGAGGTTATTTCCTTGTTATATAAATATCCAATAGACCTGTCATATGATGGTGATTCTTCATGAGTTGGAATAATAAATGTCCAACCATCCTCTGTTGCTATGTGTTTGGTATATGGATCATTTATTTTAGACTCAGGCTTACCTAAGACAACCGCATTAACAGGGTTAATCAATTCATCGTAATCGTCAAAATTTGAAGGTCTCCCCCTGCAGTCAATAATATAATCTGCGTCTACTTCATCTAAATTATTAATTGCTTTTTCAACAACTTTAAAAGTATTAGATGATAAAACATATCGTTGCATTTCCGCAGGACAAAAATGTACTGCAATTTGATTACCAGGGAAAGGATGAAAAACATCTTTATTAATCTTGCCCCAATCCTGATATAAGATTCCTAACTTAGGAGTGGCATGAATAGCATTGGAGTAATAATTAAATTCTTCCTCTAAAGCACTCCAAAGTAATTGAGGCTGTTGAGGAAATGTTGCCTGACCTACTTTTTCAGTCTCAGTATGAGGATCATGAATCAGTTCAATTTCGTCAATCCCTCTGCCATTGCCTCTCCATTTATCCATCTTGGATTGCCAAGAATACTCCAAAGCTGAGAAGCATCCTGCATTACCAGCCCCAACGATAGAAACTTTAGTCATCGACGTACCTTTTTAATAGTGAGATATAAATTGGAATACGCAGCAATTACCAATAAGACTAATAGAAAAGTATTAACTGTCATCTGCCATCTCCTTTAGTAAAGGCTTCCTCATCGGGACCGGTGAATCTGTCGTCAGTTCCCCATCCATTTCTTTGGTATTCCATGAGAAAGAGGAGGCAGCATCCGGCGTGGGCAAGGTGGGAGTATCCTGTCTCTGGGTCATTATCCTCTCCTCTCCACCAGGCAAAGAGGTGTCTACATAACGCGGCAAAGTAACGCCCCCACTCAGTTCCCCTACACCAGTTATTAGAGCTATACTTTCGAGCACCGTAGCCGAGAACGTCAGCGATGTCTCCAACAGCTTGCCAAGGGACGAGATCAAAACGAGTCTTTTCCATTTATAGTTCTATTTTGCCTAGGATAGAAAATGAAGCAAGTTCTATCAAGTTTTGAAAGGTAATTCGAGTTCTCCTTACAGGTGGGGACCTAAAAGTAAGTCAGGATTAGTACGGCAATACCTGGCCAAAGCTAGAAACTTTAATGCAAAAGCGCAACATTATGGTGGTAGTACTGGAGGAAGAAAAAGTATTGATCAAGGATCAGGAATATCCGTATTAAATAGACGTTCTGCAGAGCAAGCAGCTAAGAAAAAAGTATTTGAGCAAGAGGTCAAGCCTTTCAGTGCAGGAAAAGCTGCATGGGATGTTAAAAAAGAATTATATAAAGACTTAGGCACTTAGTTAATTGCTTGAGCCTCCACTAATCTTGAAGTAAGTTTAGTTAACTGCAAACGATTACCTCTTCTCGTTTTGTTGTAATGCAGTAAGTCTTCAGAAGAAAAATCGGCAACCATAAAACGACAAGTCTTACCTGAATTCCATCTATCGTCTGCATCCGTAGGATCCCACCATAGAACAAATTCAAAGGGAGGCTCCATTGTGCCTTTATAGCCGGGTAGTGATTGATGGAATTTGTGAAGTCTCCCTGCTAATTCTGTGATGTTGGAAAAATTCTCTAGTGTTAATAATTTCCTCTGAGCTTCATCTATAGGTAATGCATCTTTCCATGTAATCCATGAGTCGTAAACAATTGCTCTAATTGTTAGATAGGTCTTACCATCCGGCGCCTGGAATTTGTCAGGCGGATTATCGAATATTTGATTATCCATGTCAAGAATGGAAGTCATACGCTTTACGACAGGTAATCTGATACGATTTTTCCCAATCGTTTTCGCCGCTATATTCGTTGAAAACAATCCGCCCCATTGGATGAAAAACATTATGGAAACGAGATAATCCTGTTTGAAATTGATCGTGTTGGACTGGCGGCAAATAAATAATTGCCGACCAATCAGATGGAGAAACGCTTCTAAATGTATCTAATTCATCGTCATACCACATTGGACGTAGTCTTCTAAATGGAATGCAGATCGGAAAGTCCCAAATCCAAGGAGCACGAATGATTGCCTCGTTATGGGCAATCCAAATCACAGCGTGGTCTATATGACCTTTTCTATATTCCTTTAATGTTTTATTCAGCAGTCGTCGTGTTAAGGCTGCTCCTGTTGGGGCTCCTACAAAAACTCTTCTAGAAGAACTATGAACATCATCTGTATACCAATCTTTGCGGATAATATCTTCTAAGGATTCTTGCTCTCGGTTGTAATAGCGAGATGCTCCAATCAACCGATTGAGATCAGGTGATGAATAAGGGTCGAGATCAATAGAACCTAGAACAGATTTAGCCCCGGCAACGACATCAGCTGGTGGCGCTAAATCACACTTGTCTGGATGATGACGAATCTTATCGCTCATCCTTACAAGTCATTCATTAATTTTGCAATTCTCCCTGCTGGATTGTCTCGCGGTAATGTCGTACAAGAAGCACCAGATTTATCTATCAAAATGAGACATATCTCTTCTTTAGGATTAGCACCCTTGATTGTTTTTAATGCATCTTTGCAAAACTCTACGACTGTTGAATCATTATTTCTTTCCGCATCTTTTAAATCCTCTGACATCATGAATTCATTAATATAATTAGATCTGTCTGGGTGGCCTTTTTCAGCTATTAAATTTAAAATAATTGCTCCTGCTCCGAGATAGCTATAGGCACGATCATATCTATCTATCATGTCAGCCATGATCGCTTCGCAAATTCTGATATTTAATTCCTTAGAAGCTTCTTTATTACCTTCAGGAACTTTCTTGTCTATTAATTCTGGAAAAAACTTAACAAGAAATTCGGCTGGTTGAGGTCTCGCCACGAAAGTAAGTACGTTGAACATCTATTAACAAAGAGTCGCAACGTTCTTCTGCGTCTTGAGCTAAAGGTATTAAGTGCTCGAACTCTTTGTCTACAGATATCGAATCAACTAACTGACTGAGATAATCATGCAGTTCAGCGACGTCAATAACAAGATCCATTAGACTCTTAATTCGGTTTTAGAACGTTGGCTGTTAGACCACCATGCATACACTTCAGGAACCCAATTAGCAACATGATCAGCAATTAGATCTGTCAAGCTCTTTGTTTCGTAAGACTTATTAGGTCTAGAACAGCTATCGAGTAAACGTAGCCATGCACGAAGACTACCTGAAGCTGTAACATTCTGCAACATACACATCGTTAATAACTGCTGTGCTTGTACTGCACTCGCTCCTGCTTCTCGTTGACAGTTGTAGTCAATAGCGGAAGAATAAGCAGAAGCAAGTTGGTTTTGTTCATCCTCTTCGCTCCAAGGATGTCGATTGCCAGTGTAGTCTGGATAATTCCCAGGGGTTCGAGAGTGGAAAAGTTTTTCTAGAGGATAATCTTTTTCGTGAACACATAATCTTGTATCTTCTGCCGCTTCATATAAGGGTTGAAAGCTAAATGTAATATCATTTCTTTCAGTACATAACTCGTGTAATGTACTATGATCTGCTCTTATATATAGAGATAAATAAGGATGTTCAAGAGAGGAAAAAGATCCCCAAGAAGGATGAGTCTGACTTGTATTGCGAAAATGACTCGTTAAAAGGTTGCCACAAGTATCTTCTGCAAAAGCATCCTCTTGAACATCTTCTTGCTTTTCTATGTTATTAATAAAGTCGCCATGCTTATTCATATATAAAGCCGTATACATTAAACGTTGAGGCATTTCCGTCCCTGCAACTTTTTGCACCTCGTAGGCTTGTATGGCTGACTTGGTCAAAATACTCAGTATCTCTTGGCAAAGAGTATCACCATGCCATTGTTAGGCAAGCCATCTTGAGCTTTTCGATTGTTAAGTTTTATTAATCGTCGTCGTCGTCGTCGCCGTACACTTTGCTGTGGAAATAATCAAACATCTCCTTGGGATCCATGTAATCAGGAATGTTTAATTTATTACCAATAACTTTACCGTAGTCATCACGTTCATATGTTCTGCCTTGGTGATAATTTAATGCTGCGCCAGTTTCTAATACTCCCCTATCTATATATGCCTTGTTCTGAGGCAAGCCACGCATATAAAAATGATCGGTCATACGATTACCTGCACTTGCTGCAGCATCTATACCGTCATTAACTTCATACTCAGGAAGAGTAGGAGAAAAATTATTCCAATCAATATCTTGCCAATTAGGCCCTGGCGTTGGAGTTGGAGTTGGAGTAGGGGTAGGGGTTGGAGTAGGGGTAGGAGTAGGAGTCGGGGTAGGAGTGGGAGAAGTATTACGTTGTTTCCATTCGTCTGAACGTCTGATATTTGCTAAGACGTCATCTCTAGTCGCTCCTTGTTTAAGGTCGTTCATCCAATAAGACCGGCCTTCATCTCTTAATCCTCGGCCTAATTCACTTTTATAAGTATCTTGAAGCCACTTTTCGTCACTCAACCCTATGTCTCTTTCTATATCTGCTTTTGAAGTTCCGCTACGATAAGCATCACCCCAGTAATTAAGACCTTCTTCCCCGACATCTCTCCCAAGATCTCTCTGATAGACGCTACGCAACCAAGAACTGGTTGCTGGATCTTTCTTCCATGCGTCTGTTCTTTCTATTGCGGATTGCTGGTTACTTAATATACCTGAAGCAGCCTTTGATATTGCGTTATTTAATATCCCAGGAGAGAACAACATTTGGACTGTACGAATTATCTAATCTTTATTTTAAACGAGTTACTTGTTCAACTCTGCGTAAACAGCGTCCTTGCTAATGCATGTTCCGTTTTTATGAGAATAAAAACCACCTTTCTGAGCACAAGCATACTCTGGAGAAAGCATGATATTAGACAACACTTCTGTTCTAGTTGCGCCTCCTCTGAGATCTGCACCCCAATATTCAAGACCTTCTGTGCATACGTCTCTACCAAGATGCTTGGTATACATAGCTTGTAGCCATTTTGCGTTCTCAGGATCTTTATCCCAAGCAATAGTTCGAGCGTCTTTTTCTGCTGTGATGGTCATAGCAATATTTCAATGTGTTACAAGACTAGCTCGAAATCTTGACTATGAAAGGAATGAATCAGTATCGTCCCACATCGAGGCGATCAAACTATTAGCTAATTTACTGCTTTCTTGTGGTTTATTATGCAGGAAATCGACGAATCGTCCGGATTTATAGCGGTTGCCATATTGATTAGAAGTGACAAAAGGAATTGAACCCATCTGTTCTGCTGGAGTTAAATCAACACCTAGTCTTCTTCCTAGCGGATTCCAAGTATCTTCGAAGTGTCCTCCGTATCCTCCGACTTTTGGTTCAGGAATTGTAGATGATCCAGATGGGTCGTCTGGATCTACTGGAACGACAGGAGTTACTGGATCAGGTCTTTGTGCTAAGCCGCGACGGTATCCGTCATACTCAGGACTTCTTCTGATATTGGCTATCACTTGTTCACGGGTTTGACCTCTCTCATGAACGTCATCAGTCCAATATTTACGTCCTTCAGCGCCTAGTTCTCTTCCTAGTTCATCTCTGTATACACCTTCTAACCAAGCTTCAGTTCGAGCCCTCGCATCATCAGTGGCTGACATTATCGACTTAAAATTAACACTAGTTATATCTTAGTTGATCTAAGGTTGTTGCTTTTCTTTGACGGCTGTGGGACTGAGTGGACCATTTGCTGCTAATCGGAAATCAATCCACATTCGATTAGCTGCTTGAATTTTTTTAAATCGTTTAGGATCTTTGTCGTGAGTTGTTTCGAGAAATAATTGAGTCTCATGAGTCAACTTATTAGACGAGAATTCTAAGTCAACTGTTTGTAAATGACGGTTATGAAAGAAATGAGGAACTCCTTTTACTCTGAGGTGTAATGGGTTACAGCAATTATTGTCACCACAAACTGCTTTAATAGGTAGTCTTCCTATATCTCCCCAAGTAAACCATGCTGCAACTCTAGGAGCAGAATACTGTCTACCAGAACCCCAGTGTCTTGGCATAGGAAAATAACTAGAGTTTGACCGGGAATGGAATTTACCCCTCCATGGCCAACATTCTTCTGGGCCTCTTATTTCAACGAACGACCAAAATTCCAAGAATCTACGTCTATATTTTTTCTCGATCTTGTGAACATCTAAGGATAATCTTCCTTCAGTAAGAGAACTAATACACCTGACGCAAGCATGACTATCTGTGTAGCGAGGTATTAATCCATCCTTAGAGCCGATGGAATGTTCACAGTGGAAACATATAGGACCTCCTTCTGTTTTGGAATGCAACTTAGGAGGAATAGCCCATTGAGACATTACTTTAAATGAAGAGGAAAACCAGTTGGTGGTTTAAACTTACCGCCTAATTTCACTAATTGCTGTGCAAGAGGTTTGAGTTTCGTTTGGACTTCAGGCCATAACTCCTTACGAGTACTACCTTCTATAGCTACTGGAACTAATTTGTTGTAAGGACTGCTAATAACGAATCCATTGCGGCCATCATTAATATTCTTAACACGATGTCCTATTTTGAGGTCTTTCATGGTATAAGACGAATCTATATACCCGCTACAGTAGCTTAATTATTCTTCTGTATCGTCTATTTCTCCATCAAAGGGAATACGATGCACTGCAATACCTGCTTCTACACACATTTCCCTGGCTTTATCAAATGATTCTTGCCATCGATAAGGCTCTACAAAATCAGGAACAATAATTTGAGCAATATCTGCTTGAATTAAAACTGCAGCACATTGACTGCAAGTCATTAAAGGCCAAACATACATTGTCGCACCTGCTAAACAAACTCCATTTCGCGCTGCAAATGAAACACAATTCATCTCTGCATGTACTGTCATAGCAAGACGAGTATCTCGATTCTTTAACCTAGAGTCTGAGTCAGTTATCCCACTAGGTAGTCCGTTATAACCCTGCACTAAAATACGTCTATCTCTAACAGCAACTGCTCCGACTTTAGTACTAGGATCTTTCGACCAACCCGCGAACATCCTTGCGGCGTGTAGGAATCTTTGATCCCAATTCTTTGGAGTTCGTGGTGCTTTAAGAGATGTCATAGAATAAAGATGTAAAGGAGGTATTTGATTTGTTGGAAGTCACCGCCATTATCGGAATAGCCTCAGCTGGAGCCTTGTGGAGGATGGCTTTCACTTGGGGAAGTATGAAGACAGGGATGGAAGCAATTTTAAGAGAAGTTAAGTTATTAAGAACTGAACTATCTAAGGATATAGTAATGTTAAAAGAAGATGTCAAGGATCATGAAATGAGACTTAGACAACTAGAAAATTCCAAACGCAGATGAACTGTGGACTGGGACGCAGAACTTAAAAACGAACAATGTGAAAGTATGCTCACTGTTTATCAAGATCACATTGAAGAATTACAAAAAGAAATCAAAGAGAAAGAAGTGCATATTAAATTCCTAGAGCAACAATTAGAGTATAAAACTATGGGTCCACCTGACACAGAACCTGTTGATACTCAAACTTTTCTTTCTATTGGCCGCAACCTGCTGTAACATCAGCGCCTGAACCTATTTCGTCTTCTTCTAATCGGCCCGGTCTCCACCCACTTTGCCAAATACTTTTAGATTTTTCGTTAAGTTGATCGGGAGTCTTGTCCCACTTATGAAGCGCCATGATAATACTATCTCGAATATCTTCACTATTAGGTACGCCGCTATAACGAATGAGGATTCGAGATGCATTGGTGATATCGTCATTAGTTAGATTTTCTAGGTCTTTAGATGCTAATCTATCCGCGATTTCTTTGTCTGTCTCGTAAAGTGGACTAGGCATGGTGCCAGGGTGCCAAGGGTGACAGTGCTACTATAAACTTTTTTTGAGTTTATCTTTCTTATTTAATTAAATATCTACAAAATCGTCACATATTTCAATACTAAGTGTTTTAAAAAGTGAACAACTTTCTATTTTTCTAATAAAGGTTTTCTAGAAGGGTGTCACCTATGGCCCCATTTATGAGACTCATTCGAGCAGAAGAGATATAAACAACAAGACCCTGGCACCTAAGTACCAGAGTCCTAATAAAAAAGACCACTGATTAAGTTATGTCAGCAGTCTTGGTGTGAGATTAATTTATCTAGTCTCGAGAATCTCAGTTTGGACCAAGCCAGATTCTTTGACTTTTACCATTTCTTTTGATTCTCTTCGGTTTGTAACCTAATCTTTTTAAGCAGTCAGTTACTGGTGTTGTCATTTGATGTTGTTGAGCAACATTGACATCGACCCATGTGAACAGATCTGCAAGGATGACGTAAGATTGGCCTTGATAGTAGCCACTGCTATTGGTCTCTAACGCACGAGTAACCAAGGCGTCAATAGGGTTATCTCGTGTGAATGAATCTTGATAGTCAGCAATATAGCTGAGCTCGTAACTGGAAAAGACATGAACAGGATCGTCTAGGTAAGCCTTATATGCTGCAGCCCATATTGAATCACGATCTTTCTTCAGCCTATCTAAGTCAATAATTTTTAACGCAGGATTCTCTTTCGAAGGTACTTTGCCTTCTACGATGATCGGCATAAACCTACGATTTCCTGTTGGATCACATAGGAAGTCTGAGTTATTTGTAGCAGCAGCTAAGACGAAGGCACGAGGATAAGATTTCTCATTCTCATACTTGCGAGCAGATCTATCGACAGAGACAGAAACTAGGTTCTTTAATTCTTCCGAGTACTTTCGTTTGCAGTAACGTTCAAACTCATCCATGACAACGATGAATCCTGCATGCAAAGCGTGGGGTTTTTCCTTTAGGTATTCAATCCCCTGCTGCATAGTGACTACCCAAGGGTAGGTACCAGGGTCATCTAATGATGGTGGAGTTAAGTATTGGAAGAAGGTTGTTTTACCGCAATTTTGGTTGCCGATTAAAATTGGCATCCAGTCATGGCGACATCCCGGAGCTAAAACTCTGGCTACCGCACCAATCAGGAAACGTTTGATGATAACATCTGCCAGTAAATTTCCGCAAGGCATGACAGGATTTTGCATGTCATCCTTTGGTACACCTAGGATCTCAGAGGCAATTCTATCAAAGTAAGTACAAGGACTAGCACTAGCTGCGCATCTTTCTAAGTAGGATTTTACGGGGTGGAATCTATTCTCATACCCAATAACTCCTGCTAAATCAAAAACTAGGGTTTTAGGAAAGACCTGTCTTTGACCTCTAGAAATATAGACATAAGCTTGAGATATATCGTGTATTTCTCTTGGTTGTTGCTCTGGACCATAAACCAACTGTTGGCTCATGCAATTCAATCGCAAGCCGTTGTAATGACTATCAAGTAGATCTTTAATTCGTTCAACTAAGTCCTCGTTATTACTATTGTTATTTCCTCTTGAGCGAGGAGTATTCGGAGGTTCTTCATGATCAAAGGTGGCGACTTCAGCCGGTTCATTATTATCATCTGGCTTATCTATAACTGCTATTTGTGTCCAAGGTTTATTCTCATCAAACAAACCTTGAGCTTGTTCAATAGGTTCTACAATATCTGGTTCACCGAGAAAATCCTCATGGTCATACCCTGCAAAAGCATCTCCATGGACTCCTAATTTAAAAGATCCTGAGTTACCTTTTAGTTCGGGAGGTAAAGACTGCCTCCAGCCGGGTTGTTGGGTATCGGCAGCCCAAAAGATGGTTGCCAACGATTTACCACGCCATCCATAGAAGAATTTTTCGCTGGTTTGAGATTTATTTTTTCCTTTTCCGTGGTGTCCTCTAGATGCCCATTCTGACCAACAGGAGAATAAAGCTTCTCCTCCAGTACTGGCTGCTCTGGTGATACTACAGAATTGGTCTCTATCACCATCGGAAGTAGGATCCAACACATGCTCGAGACAATAAGCAGCAAGGTTAATTGAATGTTCATCAACATCGGCTGATTGGGAGTGATAAGTCGTCCGTTGATGTGCTGCGTGTGCTACCGCATCATCTATGAAAGATTCAGGCAATACTGCTTTCGGTTGCCAAACAGGGTGTTGAGCACGACTATTACCGTAGAAAATCCTGCAACGGTCAGAACAATTAGCGTCACCTCCTAAAGATTTGATCAGGAGTGATGTGATTGATTGGTATAGTTCTCCATCGCTAATCCTATGAGGAAGTTGAAATACAACTCTAAAGCGATGCTTATCTGCCTTAGGATTATGGCTTGCAGAGGTATACACCCATGCTGCCAAGCTAGATAAGGAATGTTTAGCGAATTGTTCTAATGTTAAACCGTTATCAATGTCGACGACGACAAGATCAGCGTGGTCGAAGGCTGCGCTATTCCTGTGGTCGGACACCATCGCTGCAGGAATAAAGGCTCCGCCATGTGAAATATGATCCTTTAAATCAAATATCGTACCTGATTTCCTTTGCCAATTCTTACCAAAGGCTGGTGACCATACACTTGGCTTGTCTTTTATTGTGGGATGAATACTGAATTCAATCTTTCGCACAGGGTTCTACCTCTCTTAAATGATTTTGAGCTTCTATTAGGTCGTTACAAAAACGACATGATCCGAGATAACAAGCTAAGTGACGAACAAACGTAGATTTTCCGCCTGTTAACGGATAGGTATGGATCGTTCCCCCTAGTGGAGTTGTCAGAATTAGTTCTGGCTTGGGCATCGGGGTTTCACAATTTAGTACACGCATATGGAGTATGCCGATTATTCTGACGAATTGCAAATTTACTCTTTTATTCTAAAATCTATTCAAAGTATCTTTTCCCATGCCGTTGACAACTAATAATTGGTTGCAAAAGACAGCAGTGATTGCAGTAGCCGGCACCTTTGGTCTATCTCACTTATGGATGATTAGTTTAATCGCTAACAAAGAAGGTGGGCTGCCGAAGTTTAATCTACCTGTCGGTCCATATAGTCAATACACAATTGATGCTAGTAAGGAAGGCTACAGGATTACCCATCGGATGAATGATCCGAAGGTGATGGAGATGCGTAAGGATATCGTTGTCCCTCAAGGAGGGTTGTTCGGTAGCAAGAAAGATAAGAAAATTTTCCAGCTTGAGCAGTACACCATGGAGGGCCATCAGCATTTGGTAGGTCCAGGTATCTTTCAAGCTCAAGAAGGAGGAGACGGAAAACTTACCGAAAAACAAATCGCCTGTCTCAAGAAAGCCGGATCCGGAGCAGGAGTTGGGGCTGCGGTTGGCGCTGCGGCAGCTTCTGAGTATATCGCTCCTTCCGTTTCTTCCATACCTATTATCGGTTGGGTTGCATCTGGCTTTGCTACTGCTTTCGGAGCTAAGAAAGGGGGTGAAGTAGGAGAAAATCTGGCTGAGTGGTACCATGACTGCTAGGGTTGAGAGTCTATTTGGCATTCCGTTATGGGTCTTAGAAGGAGATTTACTAGAAGGTAGTTTGGAATGGGCATTGGATTTTAAGAGAAAAAATCCTGATGGTGCTCAAATGACAAACCAAGGGGGATATCACAGTCGGGATATGCAAGACGAGTTCCCTTTCTTTGATCACTTGAAATCAAGAATCGAGACATTACCTAGATGCAAGGTTGTTTCTGCTTGGATCAATGTTAACGGTCAAGGACATTCCAATAGTATTCATACACATCCTCTAACGGATATTGCGTTGGTGTGGTATTTAACGAACAACCAAAACGCCTTGAGACTTGTAGATCCTTTGGGAGGAATGAAGCATAAATTATTGCGAGCTTTGGACTATACAAACATGGATGATACGAACCTAGTCCGAGCTACTGCAGGGGATATGGTGGCTTTCCCAGGATTCATTCCTCATTTGGTTGAGCCTAATAAAGAGGAAACCGAACGTGTGTCAATTGCTATAAATCTAGTATGTCCATAACGATTGTTGATGGACGGTATAAGACTAAGTAATATTACCTAGTGGCTATACTTAGCTTGTAATCTTTTCTTTAGATTTAATGACTACGACTACTGAGTACGGCAAGCAAAACATGTTTGCCAAGGAAGTAGCTCCTCATGTTACAGAGGCTGGATCTTATTCAGAGCAATCAGAATTACTTAACGGTCGTCTTGCAATGATCGGCTTTGTTGCTGCTCTTGGTGCTTACGTTACTACTGGTCAACTCATCCCTGGCATCTTTTAGAATTTGTTTAGCTAGTCGTTCTTCTTCTTTTATTTCTTGATAACGACGAACTTTTTGAAGCCATTTTGTTTGGAACTTCGCTAATTCGTTGGCATTTAATATAAAACTTTGGTCCATCTCTGGTGTAGACACAATGATTTCAGCACAGCTGACGTTGACTCCCAAAGTTTCCTTGCATGCCTGAGCATAAGCAGCTAACTGCATTGCACATTTATTGAACTTATTCCATCCAGTAAATAAGCTTCTATTAGAACTATTAGAAGAAGGATAGTAGCGACAATAAGGTTGATTAGATGTTTTAAAGTCTCCAATAATCACTGTGTCATTACGGATTCCTAGTAAATCAGGACACCCGCAATACATATATTTATGACTCCAAACTCTACTGATTCCGTCCTCGCCTGTACAGAATTTCCATTCTGGTCTTAAGGGCATTTCACTCCAGATAAATTCATCGTATTTATCTAAGTGTTTACTTATTCCCTCCCAAAATGGTTGGTATTCTTTTTCTATTGTTATTTCTTTCCCTCGAATATAGTCCTCGCAGGCTTGGTGTACCGCTGAACCTCGCTTGGCTGCGGCTGCGGCACCGTTCGGATTCTTGATTTGCCAGTTCAGCAGAGCTTTCTTGCTCTTTTCTGATGATGTTTTTCCGAGGATAGTTGTTACGGATGGATATGCTTTATCTGCTTGATCTGTTGCATAATGACGTTCGCCGTCTATCTCAAATCGAGTCGGCGCAGTCATAAACAGTTACATTATTTCTTCTAATGTAACAATTTATTGAGTTTTGTCACAAAATTGGGGGCTTGGCTCTTCAGTGTCCTTGTAACCAGCCTATGAAAAGAGGCTCCCATTAAACCCCTTCGGCACTACTGGTTAACCTCGATGGGTCCCTGATCTGGTAAGACTAATTCTTGAAAGAAGCAAGATTACCGTCCTGCTAGAACCAACCACATAGCCCGAGTAGTTGCTTTCTCAAATTAAGGGAGAACACTTAATGGCGGCAATCATGCAAAACCTCCGAAGGAAGCCCCTATAATTACTCTGCCGTATTTTCCTTAGAATTCAAGAACTCTAACGCATTACTTAATATATCCTTTTGTTGCTGTTGTTCTTGGTAGGCAGAATACTCTTCTGTCACCTGAGAAGACAAGTGAACCATTCCTTTTAATATCTCTTCAATTCCTCTCACATTATCTAACTTACGTGCCAATGCTGGTCCTGCTAGCAATAGATATGCCAATGTTGCAGTGTCTGGTATGTACCCATTAAAACTGACTCCACCAGAGGTGAAGCCATTGACTAGATAACGTAAATCTTCTGTTGCTTTAGCTATAAGTCTTAAGTACTCACCATTGTGCTTTGTCTCTTGGAGAATGTCTGTTAGCAGTTGGTGGTCGTTCTTCTCTGTCTGTTTCTTTGTAGTCATGAATAATTGTGCCTTGGAAAACGTTTGCAAATTGAAGTGCAGCCCTATCTACTGAGCTTAGTTGTTTCCAAGCTTTATTACATTCTGCTTGCCCGTATTGATCGATAATACGCTTGACATCCCTACCGCAAGTTGCCTCACGGAGGGAATCAAGTGCTATTGAATATTCAGACCCAGTCACTGCCGATACTTTCCTCGGTAGTTTTCTTGCCTATTTCATGGTCTGCACCTAGTTCATCTCTGTGAGTAGGAGGCAGTCCTCTAGTTGTCGCCTCTGCTGGCTTACCAGCAAAAGGATCTGCGTTGTCATATAGAGCAGGTAGATACCATTTATCTTTGATTTCTGCCCATTTTTTAGCGACGGCATTTCTGACAGGCGCTTTCAGGGGAGCAGGAGTTAATGTATAAACAGTGTCTGTACCTGATCCTTTTCGAGCTAACTTCATCATGAAGTTGTAGACACCATCGTCGTTCGCCTCGTAAGAATCCATAGACAGGATTTCTTCTAAGGCTGTACGTAGTCCTCGAGTATTGAACTCGATAATGGCAAAGTCTTTCTTCTCTTTGATATAGCCAATAAAGCTAAGAATTTGCTTTGGCTTATCTAAGTCATCTTCCGTATGAGATCCATATTCAACTTTACGTTTAAATTTAGCCTCATAGTTTAAGCCGATATCCTCCTTATAGTCTTTTGGATAACCCTCAGAGAAAGGAGTCGTATGTGGTTGACCATCATTTTTAAAATACTTATAGCCACTAATGACATGACCAGTATCAAAACCACCGCAGACGATTATTTCATGAGAATCGCCATCTTTTAATTGTTTACCAGGTGAGTAGAAGCGATCAGTTTCTTCCTGTGTAAAAGTGTTTGCTGTGTCTGTAGCAAACTTATGATCTGGAGGAAAGAATCCCATAATTTATTTCCAAGAGTTAGAGGTTGGCATGTCACCAGGATCGTCGTCACCCATAAACGCAGAGGGCTCATATCCTGATGCGGAAGTATCTTTAGCTGGATCTTGAGCTCCAGAACCTCCTTTTGTTCTTTCGTGAATGCGGATACGTCGGCATTTCACTTCCGTATAGATTTTTCCTTTCGAATCTTTTTGAGGAGTGAGCATACCTAATACTTCAGCTAAGCTTCCCTTTGGATAATCAAGGATTCGTTCCTTCCAATTACCGTATCCTCTTACTCGATACCAGTCAGTGTGTTGAGTACCTGCAACATATCTGTTGACTGCGACACTTCTACTAGCGCTTTTCTCTGCTGCTCTTCCATCCTTAGAAAAGCGTCCAACAAACATTGCTTCGTTGATGAACTGGTCTGGGTTGGCATTACAGATAGTACTAATGGTGATGATGGGTATGCCATCATGTTCTGTCTCTTTTTCTCCTAAAGCTAGAGCACCAACAACAAGAATATTCTCATCTGGCTTTTTCGCTTGAAATTTAGAAGCGGGACCGGAACTGTTTTTCAAAGCTGCTCGAAGGATAACCGCCATCGGTTCAGGAGTGCTTGCAACAGCAGGAGCTTCTAAATACTCCTGTCCATTAATGACGACCTGAGTGGGTATTGATCCTAGAGCAACCGTAAGAATTGCTGTAGACAAACTTCTTCATAGTGTGGGCAATTCAGAATAACGCTGCTCGTAGCGGATGCAAGTTTTATTTATACCATCTGTGGTGTTGCACCTTCGTGAGCATAATTCCTTAGCCATTGAGGAATAGGTGGAATCGGCTCTGCTGTCTGAGGCATAACAAGTACGACTATTTCTCCAGAGCTTTCTTCTATTCTCATTGGACCACCATTAAACGAACTAAGGATTACAGAAGCATTGAGTGTACTCAATCCTTTAATTGCTCGTTGAATGTAAGAGATGTTGTATCGACCAGCTGTTGCAGATACGGACTGTGCATCTAATCGATCCCAATGATCTAAACAATCTTTCAAAGCTTTGGCTAAGTTCGGAGAATTGACTGAACTGCGATTGATTGGAATTTCTTTTGTTTCTGAAGTGGTCTTCCTATATGTCGTGACCTTTGCAATATCGTTTTCAATTACCAAAGTTCTAGTAGCTGTTTTAACTCCACGAGAGGCTTTTATCAGTTCTGAATTTGGTAGTAGATTAATTGTTTCATCGCCTTCTCCTGCTGGATCAAAGGCTAAGCAGGCTACGTTTCCTTTATCTGTAGAAGCTAGGAAGACTCCTCCTCTCTCATGAGGTGTTAATTCAACGGCTTGGTAGGGAGCATAAGTGCCTGTAAATTCAGACGCTATGGCAAGCAGTGCCGAATTGCAACTGAGCATTTTCTGATGTCTCGGCTAAATTGACTGTCCCAGCAAGATTAACTAAATTTCCCACCCATTGCCATTGCCATATACTATAATCTTCGTCTAATAAGTGATTCGCCATATCAAACTCCTCTTGAGATATGAGTGGTCTCCAATGCATATCTAGGCACTTCTTGTTCTGCCTGTCGATCAGAACTGCTCTTCTCATTCCTTCCATTTTCTTTTTTCGCGGAATTACATCATATATCAAATGGTTAAGAAACGAAACAATTCTTAATTGAAAAATTATTACAATCAGGCAGAATAAGGAGAACGCTGAGGTTTTTCGTGAGTCAAGAATACAAGCAAATTAAATCGTATACTTATTATTTGTTTTGGGGTGCTGCGACTATTGCAGTTGTTGTAGGACAAATGCAAATATCGAAAGGTCTTTACGCTTTAAGTGAGAGCATCGAAAGATCTGCTTGGCAGTTGAGACCAGAACCAAGATTTTCCCCTGTCCCAATACCTTCAGAACCAGAGCCTTACATAGAACCTATCTATATAGAACCCTATCCAGATATCAGTAATTACTAGAATAAGAAGGTTATCAATGCTTACTGTTAGATGTCCAATATATTAGATCGAATAGGTGGTTGGACTGGAATTGACGCAGCCTCTATAGAAGATTACGCCCTCAGAGAAGCAGCTAAACAAGCAGGGGTTAGTTATGACGGTCGTACCTTTAGTAGGAGAGCAGGTGAGAATCCACAGGTTAATCAGCTTATGAATAGTATGCAAAATCAGACCGGCACTCTGATAGATCAAGGCCAAACAGCTGATGGAATTAACCCAAGTCAACAGAAGAATGTTGTTCCTTGGAATTTCAGTGTTGATGCTGACAGTTCAGGGGTGCAAAATTTAGGAGTGAATTTTAGCCCTAATGATCAATTCAATGTCTCTGGAAATTTAGACACGCAATATGGGGGATTAGGTGTACAAGGCAGCTACCAACCTAATAAGAACGTAAAGATTGATTTTAATTACGACACTAGACAAGGACCAGGTATATACGGTGGTGGAAATTTTACGTTCTAAATCGTTAAATTTTGTAAAACCGTATCAAGGTGATACAGTATCGGTTGATACCGTTTGTTAGGATGAAGATATAATCGTCGGACCTTATAGGTTGCAATCACCAGCACCATACGACGGGGGTGTTGTTATGGAGAAAAACCATGGCTACAGCAACAGCTACAAAACCTGCACAGAAGTCTGTCACTTTAACTTATAGAGGAGTTGCATATAAGCAGCAGCCTTTAACTTGCGTTAGAGGAAGCTAGTATGACAGAACTTCTATTAATTCGTAGGCGTTTACTTAGAGCAAGACGCCTACATGATGCACAGGTTATGGCATGTGTACCTCATCGTTAGATTAATTTCTTATCTAACAGAATCGACTCAAGGATGGACGCCCACCGTTGGATTGTCCATCCTTTTCTTATGGTGCGATAAGTAAGTTTATTAAGGTGATTAGCTGTCTCAACAGCAACCTCAATATTTTCTGTATCCCTTAGTCTTGCCCAACAAGAGACCAAGTCTTTCGCTGAGCCTTGCAGATATAATTCATTCATTTCTTGGCATTCATCCAGTGATCAGTCTTATTTAATTCATGCTTGCAGATGTTAGGAGCAATTTCCTCTAAGTGTCCTCCCTTATATTTATCAGGTTCAACAACAGTACAGAAGGTCATAACTCCAGCATCATTTTGTTCATCATCTTGAGATGCAATAGCCCATATATCTTTATGAGGATTAGGTGTGGATCCTATAGATAGTCTTAGTGCCAAGGTGGAATTAGTCCAATGACCACATTCTTCTTCATCTAAATATTTAACCGCAGTGATAGTCCTGCCTAGAAGTTGTTCTCTAAACCTATTAGCCCATGCTTGCCCGAAGGGAAGTTTTCTTGGTTTCCTTTTCGCGGTTTCCTTTTGCTTTGCTATTTTCTTTTGAAGTTTTTCTGCTTTAGCCACTGATTGTTTGACGTCACTAGAGACTTTCCATTGAGAGTCTTCCTGAGCTCGACGTTGTCTAGCTAGAAACTCATCGACTTCTTTTTGATTTTCAAGAGGAGTTTTTGTGTTTGAAGTTGTCACTTTCATAGTGGGGATAAGTGGATAAGTGTTTAATTCGTTGTAGAGGTACAGCAGCACAAGCCGGAACTATGGTATTTCCGAGTGCTTTTAAACGAGATATCCGATTGGATAACCCATCATCTCCTCTACGAAGTGTGGGTTCAGATACGTACTCTCGCCACTGCGGGTCAAGGCGTCTGGAAGTTGGCGGGGTCTGCCACCTGATCGATCCTGGAAACCTTGGCCTGATCTGCCCTTCCAATCCCGAGCGCATGGGGTTGGCAGGCTGTTCGTCAAGACGACCGCCGAACCAGCTAGCCTTCTTTTTTGGTGAGCCTTCTCGTAATTCAGGTTGGGACCCGAGTCCTTGTGGTCTCTCGCTGTCGGAGTTGGTAGAGGTGGATTCCTCATCTCCTTCAGTTCCTCGAAGAGTTGAATTGCTTCTGGGTTGACTGCCTCCCTGAGATTGGAGAGTTGTGTCCTGCCTGGTCTCGTCTCTGTCACTTGCTTGATCATGGATTCCTTGCTCCTTAGAGGGAGGGAGTCCATTGTGTTTGGGGTAGGCAATGATCCAGATACGTTCTCTTTTATGACAGGCTCCCACATCTCTAGCTGAAACAATCGACCATTCAGCATCGTACCCTGCTTTGGCAATTTGAAAGAGAATTTCTTGGAAGGTTTCCCCTTGCTGGTGCGAGATAAGATTTCTAACGTTTTCAAGTAAGACGAATCGAGGTCGAATGAGCCTAACCAATCGCATGACTTCGTAGAAAAGACCGCTGCGAGTTCCTGCTCCAATACCCTTCTGCGAACCAGCCACGGACAAATCTTGGCAAGGAAATCCGGCTGTAAGTAAGTCGTACTCTCCTTGGTATGATTGGAATGTGGTGATGTCATTGTGTATAGGAATGTTAGGAAAATTCTTCTTTAAAACTGATTGACAATAAGGATCGATTTCAATGAATTGTTTAGTTTCAAATCCACCGACTAGTCTTTCAGCTGCATAAGAGAATCCTCCTATGCCAGCAAAGGCGTCTAATAGTTTCAACTTACATTGGTTCATCGTCGGTAACAGCGCACCAAGCCATTTGAAAATCTATTAACCATTGTCGCTGATCTTTTGAAAGATACAAGTCATCCATGTGATCAACTAATTCATCTTCAGGAATACCAGCCCAACCTTTTATGTCGGTTGTGAGTGGGCTGATATCTTTATTAAGAAGATCATCACAGCACCAATTAGGTAGTGATTGTTCTTTACAGAATTTCTCGAGTTGCTCGGATAAGCAGACTCGAAATTCTTTAATAGGAGTAACAGTAGTTTTAGTCATACTCTTTGACCTTATGAACAACGGATGAATCGTAATCGGTGTAATCATCGTAGTGATCTACACCATCTTCATTAACTATCCTGAGAGCTTCCTTTTTACAGGATGCTTCTATGTTGTAGTCAAGATAACGATTCATAACGCAAGTGATTTTGTAGTTAGGCATTACGTGTAAGATGCAGCGTCGCTTTCGGAATCATAAGATTCGTCTCCATCAGGATCCTCGATCTTATCTATACCGAGAAAGTTGCTGGTTGAATCAACACGGTCGAGATATTCGAACTCTGATTCATCCATTTGTTCAACATCTTCAAGACTGTTAGCCTTGACATGAACGGTATAGCTGGTTTTCTCAGAGCAAGTGACGTGAAAAATAGGCATTAGGTTTTCTCCTTTTTGTGAATAAAGAGTGTGTTGTCAATTAATTCAGCTAATAAATCTTTGTCATCAGCTTCTATTAACTCTTTCAGTTGATCGGGAGTTTTCTTAGCGTAGTGTTCTATAAGCATTTCGGTATGTTCTGCTTGTAGTTGCTTGGTGTCCATTCGATCAACTTCTATTTCAGAGAATTGTTCGACAAGTGTTCCCATTTGTTCTGGGGTTAAATCATGAATCGTTGTCACTAGACTTCCTCTACTTCGTGAACATAGTAATCATCGCTATCAAATTCCTCCCAACTTAAGTTGTCGTTTCTCATTTCTTTAGCTTTTTCCTTGCTAACAGCTTGTACTGTTGTTGAGTAGTTAGTAATTCGAGAGGCATGGAGGCGATACCATTTAAGTTCAGTCATTGTTCTTCGTCATGAATTTGGTGTACAACATTTTGGCTGGTCTAGACGCCCAGCGTGGAGTACGAAGACATTCGATGTAATGATCCAAGGTTGGAACAAAACCGAGATCTTCTGTAATGTGTTGCTCAAGGATGAGAGAGGTAGGTACTTTTCTTCCTTTGGAATTAGTGAAGGTGTCGCCAAACAAGGCAACACCATCTGCTATTCCTTGGGTGTGATGACACAACATCCTATGAAGGATCTTGCTTGTACCTGTACGTCCTCTATCCATCCACTTATGTAGTGGTGCATAATCTTCTGGTTCACCACCAAAAGCTTTAGCAGAACTAACACAGTGATAGTGGTAGTGGGACATTAGAACATCTCCACCTCATGTCTTTCAGTGGTGATTACATTGTTCTCGTGATCACAGGTACACTTCCATTGACCTAGATCGTTGTGATCTTTTTTGATATCAATTTCACCTTGACCTCCTTCATTGTTATGAAAACCAGGAGAAACATCTTGTGTTATCCACCATCCCGCTTCTGATACGTGCTTATAGATCAGATCGTCGCTTGATATATTAATAACTTTGCCTTTTCTGTCATAGAATTCAACATCTTCAACTTGGCCGTCATCTCCTTGACCTTCATATCGGATATTAATAGCATCCAATTCAGGGTGGACAAGACTGATTGCATTCAAGGCATGCTGAAAAGCTTGCATCTTTCTCATGAACAAGTCATGTTCCCATGCTTGTGACTGAGCCCAAAAATTGTTCCAATCTCCTTCCATTTCAGGAAATCTAGGCTTCTTTCTTCCTACGATATTTGCTGAGTTTTCATGTTTAAAATATTCATCAAGACGTTCAAAGTATTCAGCGAGTGATTCGTCGCGATTCTTTTTAAAGTCCAATGGGACTACTGTGGTGGAATTTGACATGGTTAGTGATATAGAAGAGCAAAGGGTTGGTCTATAGGACCGTAAGCAAGATCATCTTTCTTATCAATAGGAAGATTAAGCTTGGCAGCTTCTTCCTCTGAGCGAACGACTCTTGCATTTCGTGGAAAATCAACAGGGTTGATTAAGTGATCGAAGCGACCTCCCCAACTAGCAGAGAGTCTGTAGTTGTCAGGTCTTTTGACATCCAAGAATAAAGGTAAATTCTTGGTGTAAGAGTAATGAATCAGATGATTAATCTCTTTAGAAGTATTAAAAATTGCATCACGGAGTTTAACCGAGTCGCAATCACCTGAAACAAACCATCTCACTTTCTCAGCTTTTTTGAAGCCTTTATGGGTAGAGATGGATATGACCATGAGGTCAGTAAGATCTGTAAGAGTTAGAGAATCTATAAGATCTTTGTTATGCCAACGAGCCTTACGGACATTGGGATAACGAGCTTCCATACGTGCTGCATAGCAGTCATATAAAAGGTTGGCAGCTTTAGTGAGCTTGCCTGTCTCTCTGTCAGAAATAACGTGACAGTGCTTAGCACCAGGACAGCAATGGCCAGCTGGTGTGCTAAAGGTGAGGATGGTGTCGGCAAGCTTGAGGTTACCTGCCCCAAGCTTTAATAGATCCATAAAAGTACTGATGAAAAGATCCAACAAAAAATCCCTCTGCGCCCACCAACGCAAAGGGATCTTAAGCCTGGGCTTACGTGAGATGATATGAATTAATGCTTCTCTATCACTGGATTCATACCATACCCTTTCTGTCTCACGGCCAGAAAAGGTTACATGAATCTTAGTCCATTGAATCTAAGCTGTTATGGAATCTGATCTTCTTTGTTGGCGTATCAAATTCTGCTATAAATTCATTAATCCTTTCAATCATTGCGATTGTGGATGGAGTGGTGGGGATCTTAGATAAAACGTCATCTCGGAGAGAGACTAATTCGTTTCTAGTTACTTCAATGGAACGGTGCATTGTGCGGATGTGGGATAGATGTTGCAGATTGGTTGAACAGAAGTCACAGACTTAGCTGCTTCTTCTATTAGTTTTAGGAAGTTTTGCCGATGATCGGATGTCAATTGTGTCAATGTTTCCATCAGGAAATAGGGGTTGTCCGTCTGTATTTAATTGGTATCTAAGGGAACGCTTATAGCTGCCTTCCCTTAGTCTATATTTTTGACTGTATGTTTTACGTTTATGCTTGCCCATTATCAGGTATTAGCATCGCTTGCGCTACTGGAGTGGGTTCTGATTTACCTTCGAACATCACGTAGTACCCTGGGTGAGTACGTCCGTTAGTGTATTTCAGATCTTTTCTGCCACAGATAACACCCTTCTTGGTGCGAAGGGTTCCATTGCGGTCAGGTTTAAGCACTTTGTCTCCTAATTTGAACTTGGCTCCTTCAGTCTTATTAGACCTCTTCTTGAGCTTGTAATTAGTGTCCGGCATAGAATTTAACTTTCGGATGGTCAAGCAAGTGGTTAGTAAAGCTAGCATTTAATCTGGCTATTGGGCCATCAAGCTGCTGAGCAAATCTTGCTTCGTCCCCATTTTTAACGTGTTTTGTGTGACTTGTAAATTGGGTGACTGCAGAATGAACACTAAACATATTGTTTTGTCTTGTTTCCAGTTCGCTTCCTATGAGATCTCCTTTGAAGATCCTTTCTAATTGATTCAAGAACTTACTCTTGATCGGAGAGTTAGGGAACTGAAGGGCATGGCCTCTGTCTTCCTCTGGAATCATATCTTGGAAAAATTCACGCATTAACACAACACCTTCTTCTTGAGAACATGGTGTATTAATCATGCGGATTTTGTCTTTGATATATTGTTCGCCAGTGGTGATAGCAGCATCCATTGCTTGTTCTACGTCGATAATGTCACGCTTTTGCCTATGACTTACTCTTGTGTCTGACCCTTGTACTCGACGTGTCATCCCATTGTCACAAACCAATTCATTTGCATAAACAGTTGCTCTCATGGATTGAGCCTTGAGATAGTTGATGGTGTACATCAAAAAGAAGTCGGTAGTATCACCAACTTTTCTTAACTCAGGAGGATTAAGGTTGGTCATCTTAGAAAAGAAGTACAAGACTTTCTGTTCTGGCAACCAACCAATACCATCAAGGGTAATGTCGGGTTTGTTCTCTATGGATTTCTTGTACCAATTCAATGCGTCTACTGGATTAACAATGAATCTTTTATCTGAGAATTGACCTAACTTATCTCCAGTATTGCTTTGATACCAATGGACTACGTTAGGATATTCTTTATCAAAATTTCTAGAGTAAAGAGTTTCAGGCTCTACCGTCCAGTTACAACCAATTGATTTCAATTGTTCTTCTGTTGTTTGCCAATCTCTACACTCTGATTTATATCCTTGGAAGAACTTAGCGTCTTCTCGAGTTAACTTACCGGGGACAAATACAGTTGAACCTGGGTCATCAATTTCTTTTGTACAGATACCTGCCGTTGTTTGAGAACGAGGCATAGCTTGGGTGGGAGTAATAGTCATTGAAGGATAGGGTTAAGGACTTCTGAGTGCTAGATCTGTTGCAATATCTTCAACAATGATCTCAATAGCGGTGAGATCTCTGCGAAGAGAAGGATCTAATTTGGGTTTAATCTTACGTAACTTCCCAAGTATGAAAGTTACGTTGTCTTTTGTATTAAGAGGTGGTTGATTCTCCTGTTCTTGAACTCGCTTCAATAAGAGTTTGTTCTGCCTGAACTTCGTCAAGTCTGTTATCTTGCTCATCATTTACACCTATTAATTGTGAGAAAGGAAGAGGTTGATCTAGTTTTCTACAAAGTTCGCAGACTCTATCTTCAAACAACAGTGGATCACGAGTGAATGCAGTACCCTGCACTGGTCTGTTATCCGTGTTGAAGATATTGGCAAAGATGCCACCTTTGGATCCTCTAGATGTGTATATCGTGCCGTAAATATCCCAGAGGTCAAGATTGTTTGTTATGTGGTAGTCGATAATCGACTCTAAGTCTCCTAACAGGGTTGCAGGTGCGCATTGTATGAGCTTTTTACCTGTATCAGGGTTAACTAGGCCTCCACATCTCATCTTGAGAATACCTGTGACAACTTCATCTGTTCGCTCAAGATCAGGAAGGATATTGAACGTTTGAAAAATGAAGTTTAAATAAGGTGTCTTTTGCCCTTTGCTGAAGTGATGGCTGACTCTAAGGACAGGCTTGCTCCAGAAGACAAGACCTTCGTTTTTCTCTAGCGTGAACGCTGGATTGTCAGGAGTCTGACCATAACCATAGATACAGCCGGATCCATTAATACCCATGACTACAGTGTTAGTCTCGGGTTTGAACTGTCTAGTAGTGTCAACTACAGCAGTATCAGTGGTGAGAGAACTCGTGTTAGAACTCATAAAACAAAAGCAACAACATAAAACGTACTGATGAACAGCCGCACAAAAAGCTCTCCTAAGATAGGAATAATCGCATCTTTCAGATGGAACTACATAACGCTCCTGTACCAGAATCTCCAGACCAACCAAAGTTGGCACTAATGGTGCAAGGAGAATCTTACGAAGATAAAGTGGGAGCTATTGGAGAGAAGTTGGTTTTATTAGCTGCGTTTGCCAAAGAATTACAGACACAATCTCACCTTATTCATTTCAACTACGAAGGATCTAATTTCCTTGCAGTGCATCAGTTCTTAAAGGATCAGTATGAATTACATACAGAGCAATTTGATACCTTAGGCGAGTTGGTGAGGACTCTTAATTATTGGATGCCTATGTGTTCTAAAGGATTAAAAGAATCGTTAGGTCCTTGCTTCAAGCATTGCGATTGCTACGAGGGAAATGCAATGCTGGCTACGTATTATAGAAATCTAGAATCATTCTCTAGCATGGTCAAGATGGTTGAACCAGCTGCTCAAGAAACACAGCATTACGATATTGCTAATTATCTAGGCGAATTGATTGGTCAGATATGGAAAACTTGCTGGATGGTTAAAGCTACTCTGAAGAATTAGAGCCATCGAAATCTTCTATTGCTTGTTCAAAATCACTTGCTGTGAGTTCAGCTGGTTTATCAGATGGCAACGTATGAATCACAGGTGGTTTACTACTAGTAATATTTTCTTCTTCTTCGGTATTGCATAGCCATTTAACAATAGTGACAGGAAAGGTTAGAGACTGTTCTTCTCTACCTCTGACTTCTAGCATTATTTTGGATGTCAGCCATCCTATTAATGCTTCCTTAGTAGCGAATGTATCTAATTCTTCCGACTTAGGACCAGAAACGCCTTGTCTTACTGCGTATACTTGTTGAAGGGGCATAGCCTTGTTTGATCTGACAATATATTAGTTCAACTGTAGTCATATGTCGGTAGAACTTGCCACACATCTGCTGAGCCTCTTTTGCAGGCTGGAATAGTTTTCAGAAATCTTTCCATGGCTGTATGAGACGTACATCCATACGCTAAGAAATGGAAGGGAAACGACTCCCCTGGCGGTCGGTATCGAACTTGCCAGTCACCTAAGTATGTGTGTTGCATATCAGTAAGATGGAACGTCTAAAAAAGCTTCGTCTTTACAATCGCTAGAGCAGGTTTGGTCGTTGAGAGCGCATTCAGATAAGCATTCAAAGTATTGATCTATTTCATCTAGTTGAGTCGCGTCTTTAGGTAGGAGAGTGGGTGAAATGGTCTTCATGTTGGTGCCTCCCTGCGTGTCTGTGTTTGGCTTTTCTCTGGATACCATAGAGAATAATAAACCAGGAAAAGAATCCTAATAAGTCTAAGAAAGTCATAAAAATAATTCCAGTAGTGAAAACAATAGTCTGCTAGTATTACCTGCCTCGGGGAATTAAAGTGATATTTTTAACTGCACTTCCTTTCGTCCACTTGATTCTCACCCTGTGAGCAGGGAACTTGTAGGATAATTTAACCCATTGGATGAAGCGTTTGAAATGTTTCATAAATCTATAAGTTCTTTAATGAGTAGATATTCTGTCTGGGCATTACGCCAAGGAATTAGTTTGGCATGTCCTCCTGCTCCTTTCTTGAAAGAATAAGAGAGGACTCGACTGCCTGATCTTTTCCATGCGTAACAATCCCTTTGGTCTTTAGAGCAAACAGAAATAGTTTTACCTAGTTCTAGCTCTAAGAGAACACTTTTGCGAAGATGATCATCGTTGTTCTTCTTCATTTTCTTTGCGTTCCTCCTCGAAGAAATGTTCTAAGGCAGGATCTCCTATGCAATGTTGAATGTTATAGGAGTCCAAGGTATAAGGAGGTGGATAGTCGCTTTTGATAGGCCATTCCACCTCCGGAGAGATAGTGATCTCTTCTGGTAATGGCTCAATAGAACTGTCTGCAATCTTTCCATCCTTAATAGTGAGAATGATTTTGTAATCTTGCATCGTATTCAATACCTATTGAGACATATATTAGTTATGTATCAGCCTCTTGGCTAAATTGTCGTTGCCTTCTGATTTGGCCGTTAGCAATAAAGTCTTTACCACTGTTAATGGCACAGGAGACAACGGATCTTTGAATATGGTCGACTGTGAAAGCAGGTTTGCATCCTAAGCGTTTAGCAGCATAAAGCATGCCATCGCATAGTTGCTCAATCATGTACTTAAAGTCTGGGTCCAACTGTCCAAAAGAGTCAGTGGTATTGATACCATCTGCTCCGTAGTTGTCTGGGTAACCTTCAAATCCAGCTTCTTGCCAGTCTGTTGAAATGAACGTAGAGTCGTCTTCCATTTTCGTGTTGCTTGCTTGTTGCTCGTCGCTAAAAAGGAGTACGTCGACGCCGAGGTCACGGTCGTATTGGATTCTTGTTGTGTAATGGTTTCCTTCGATTGGAGTTCCATCTGTGCTGAATGGCTCTCCTTTCTTGAATAACTCAGCGACTCTTTCTCGTGCTGATGCAGGGAACGCGACTGTTGCATGGACAGGTGCTCCGTTCCTTCCTCTGACGAGGTAGTCGAACCTAACGAACCAATATCCTGCGTGTGCAGGTTTTGATTTGACGCAGGCTGATGGGACTCCTGTGAATTTGTGGAAGGACTTGTAAGGTGTTTTGGCTTTCGTAGGGGTGGTAACCATTTGACTGAATAGGTGGGTGGGATGAAATGGGTAACGATAGCTTCTATGTCTCGAAGACAGAAAACAATAGAGTCTCCTTGTCTGGAGGAGTTGCCTCCGACAAATACATCAGTCCATAGGAAAGCTAACGCTTCTTGCGTAACAGGAGTAAGGAAAACTTCACTAGCTCCTTTACGTGTTGAGACTAAGAAGTCATGTGTCATTCGAATCTAAAAGCTCGACGATTGTGCATCTTAACTCCTTGGAATTGAACTCCATGTTTAAGGTGGTCTTTGATGGCTGATTTCTTAATAGAAACAGATACTTCTTTACAATCAAGAGGTATTTCTTCCCAATCGATATTGTCGTAGTCGATATCAATGACATTAGAAACCATCTTGGACTTCATCTCGAAGCTTGGAAAGCTGTATTTAGTTTCGTTCGGATGTAAGACGCTCATAACATCTAGGATCCTTTCCTCTATTTGATCAGCCTTGCGTTGAGCTTCCGAAGCTAAAGCATTTAGTCTCTTGACTTCTTGCTTACGTGCTTGCACCAAGGAGAGATATTTCTGCCTGAGGTGAAGGATACGATCAGCTTCTTGTTCGAACTGTTCAGACTTACTTAAATACTCCTGAATGCTCTGATATAATTCATCTCTTTCTTCGTCTGTTTCTACATCTGCAAGTGAATCTATTAAGATCTCAATCGGACTTAAAGATCCTTTGCTTTGAATGTCGAGGTCGAAGGATGAAATCTGGGACTTTAGTTGGTTGGAGATCCCCTTCGCAGAGGTCACCGGAGTAGAGGGCGAGGCAGTAGTTACCTGCGTCTTCTGTTGTGTCGAAGCTTTCGACCCATTGGAGGTTGGTTTTGTGGTCATGAATTTGAATCCTTTTGAAATTGTCTCGATAAGGAGTGGCTGTGTATCTATCCATGGGTTCTACCGAGTCTTGAGGTAAGTAGGCAGACCAATGAACGTACACGTCTTGCTTTGGGCTGTGGAATATCCTGAAGGGATTCATGTGAACTATCAATCGCTTCAAGAAGTTGTTGAATTCCGTCATTGCGGCAATTGATCTTAGAAGCAGAACCATGTGCTAGCATTTCTAACTTGTAGGTAATTAGATGATGCCGAATAAAACAAGTTTTGGGTAGTCCTGGTCTTAAGCTTTAGCCAGAAAAGTGGAGCAGACCATCCACAAGATTGGATTGCAGCCAGGACTATCACTTGTTATGCAGCAGCAGTGGCTTGCTTCTTGGCAGTATTATTCTTAGCAATGGCAGCATTGTCAGCGGCTGACTGTTGAACCATCTTTGCTATGTACTCGCCAGAGATTGTCCAGCCTTGGTAGACTCTAGTTTCGTAGGTCTGACCTGTGGTAGGACATGTGAAGTCTTCTCCTTCTACAACTGGGCATGACATCAGTTCAGCGACAGAAGTCTTTTTGATGATCTCAGCACAGTCTTCATAGGAAGTTTTGAAAACTCTAGGGATACCTTCGTACTTACCACCGAGTCGGTTAAGTTGCCATGCGTTGACAGTGGCACCACCTTCTCTGTATCGGTAATACGTAAGGAGACCACCGAAGAACTCTGCAAATGCAGGATCATCTTTGGTGTAGAAATTGGGTTTGGTTTTGGTGTTCATTGTGATTGTGAACGTGAACAACCCCCATCATCAACACAAAAAGTACTGATGAAAAAGGTCAAATAAGAAAATGAAACAACGTTAAACTATAGAGAGAACGGTTGTTTCATTGAATCGATGGCTGAACAGAGGGTAAGACGTAGAGACATAGCAATGGCTGCTCTACAGGAGAAATTAGCTGAACTACAGCAGAAGGTTGGAAATATTCCACAAGGTATTACCGATAAAGCTCAGTCATTAGAGCAAATGGTGATAAATCAAGCATCTGATAGGGCTCGTAACGCTAGAACTCAGCAGATTAGTAATATTTCTGGGGGATATAGGCGTCAAGCAGAGAAAGGAAATGAGCAGATATTCAAATTATTAGCAGCTGCAATATTCGAGGAGGCAAATGATGTGACTGTCGCTGCTGTTAAACAACGCATAGGAACACACGGATTAGATTCTGTAGTTCAGGAAGCTGCAAAGAATACAGCTAGACCAAAATACAGTGTTAATACTGCATATCAATCTGTTAACGAGGCAATTGCTAATGATCCAAATATCAGAAGAGTAGGTGGACCCGTAGCGGCAGCAGCTGGTGCAGTAGCAGGAACTGGAGCATTAATGGAATGGAATGATCCTGACAGAGGTTTTGCAATCGTAGCTGGACCTAATGTCAATCAGGCAGCGATGCAGGATATCATAGAATTCCTAGAGAATGGTGATCCTCTAAGAAGAGAGACAGAAACAATCGCATGAGATTAGCTGGCGACCTATTTGATTTTGATCTGACCGAGGGTTTAACTGCAGGTAATATTGACAGCCTGAGGCGTGGCTTCAGGGCTGACAAGATGATACCTAGGTCTTTAACTCGTGGTTTCTATGATATTAAAGATATACAGAGGAATGAGATGGCTCCTGAGAATAGCGAGCCTGAATATACATTGACAGGTGCTTACCAGCCTGAAGTCACCTATGGGCTTTAAGTCTCGATCTTATCTCCGTAATAATTAACATTAATCACTGACCTATAAGGTTTATCGGTACAAGTAGCACCTCTATGTGGATATTTGTTGGAGAAGATAATAGCTCTATTAGCAACAGTATCTATCTTTTGTTCGAAGTTGTCTAAGTCTGGGTGTTGAACATTGGTCCATCCATTACATGTATTTAAATGGATGATGGCAACCATGCAATTGTCTCCGTATGCCTCAGGTGGATTTTCGTCATGGTGGTAGGGAGCAGGTATATGCTTTCCTTTTGCACAGTTAAGGTTGACCTTAATTCTGACAGGCACTCTGGATTTGAGGGCAAACAGCATAGGAATGAATCTATTGAAATGTTGAGATATATGAAATTCTGGTGAGACAGAGTAATGGTTAGCTACGAATTGAAGATTAGCGTCAGGTGGTAAGTCTTTGAAATACTCTATATATCGTTTCTTCTCACTATCTGGCATATTAGGGTCTCCTATACCAGAAATAGTGCTTATCTCCCAAGGTTGATAGACTTCGCACCAATGGTTAAGTTCGTCGAAGTATTTCTTATCTAGGAAGTTATCAATGATTTGGACGTCTTCTAGTGCCATTAGTAATTTTGATAGACATAGTTAACAATAAGGTAAACGCTGACAACAATAATTGCCAATAATAAGAGGTGAGTCATGGGTGCTGATGTAAGAGAGAAAAAAAGCCCTAACAGTTAGAGCTATTAGGGCAATATATTAGTCCTTGTTTGGGTAGAAGTTGGGGTACTTCTTCTTGCTTATAACGTGATTGTTTATATTACGAGGCACACCTCGCTTATCACGGTAGACGCAAATTTCACCATCGTAAAACTCAGCTAGAAATTGAGCTAGTTCTAGTGGTACGTTCCTCATTGCAAAGAGGAGTTTAACTATAAGAGGGATAATTGGTCGAGAGGCTGCATTAATAAAACGAGCAAGAAGGTCAAGGATGTTCTTTGCCTTCCGATAGGTTTTCATTGCGAATTCGGAAAGTCTTGCCATAAGATTAACGCGGTTTGACTCATTTAGCTCTTCATAGTCAATGTCAAGGACTTCTCCAGGGACTTCGGTAGTCAGGATGGAGTTCATAAAAGTACTGATGAAAAGGTACAAAAAAGCCCCACCTCAAGGGCAGGGCTGGGGTTTAAATGTGAGATTCATCAAGAGTGTCGTCAAAGAGCAGTTGGTCGGCTGCATAGCCTTCAACATCCGGAATCTCGTCAGGTTCATAAATGTTCTCTCCGACAGGGATGCCATCGGAGTTCTTTATGATCTTGTGAGGGTTGGCCTTCATAGGAAAGCCTTCGAAGCCACGTCGGTCACTCATTAGTTATCCTCGTTGAGGTCTGAGTATTCTGACATAGCCTTCTCTTGTTTGGACTCGAGTTCAGCCTGACGCTTGGCATAATCAACAAGTTGCATCTTGCTTTGATCGTGAGACCATTTCAAGATGTCATATCTATGGTTGATCTTTTCAAGTAGAGTCTTGTGAATTCTCTCTAGGCCGGGCTTATTGAAGAGGTGCATAGCATCAAGAAGAGCTAGTGCCTCCTTAACAGTGATCCATCCTAGATCGATATCAAGATCTTCTACTTTGGGTTCAGGTTGATCGTACTTAGATAGCATGTCGTACTGATGAAAAGGTACAAAAAAGCCCCATCCAGCATGTGAAAGCTAGACAGGGCTGTTGGGTTAGAAGTCAGCGATAGCAGTATTCTCTTTAGGAGCGCTAGTCAAGACATCGAAGGCAAAAACCTTCTTGCTTGGGTTGTAGCGCAGAGTCTTCTCTTTCTGACCAGTAGGTTGACCATTGTCATCCAAGATGTCTCTTAGTTCAATGTCTTCCTTCTTTGAGTACCATTCCCAGTAGAGTCTTACAACTGCATATTCAGTCGTGTCAACCAATTCCATGATTTGGTCTCCTACTGGGTTTGGCTCTGCCTCTGTGCCATTGTTCCAGAAGTCAAACCAGGTTTCCCTGACTTTAACTTTCTGGTACTTGCCGTCACCCATGAAGATGTCGACTGACTCTCTTACAGGAGCAACAAAGAGGTTAGGAGAGATAACTGTGCCATCTTTCCTAGTACCAGGTTTTGCATAATTGATCAGACCAACCGTAGTAAAGTCTGCCCTCTGCTTACGGATCTCTAGCTTAGAAAGGGTTGGAGACTGAGCAGCTAATAGCTCCTCATATTTATCAGCAACCTCATTCTTTGTGCCAGATGCAATCCTTTGCTTAGGAGTCATTTCTGCAAAAGTGGTAGAAGCGTTAGCCATAGTACGCAGCACTAAAAGTACTGATGAAAAGGTACAAAAAAGCCCCCACTCAGAGAAGTTGAGCAGGGGCGTTGGGTTAGTCAGTCCAAAAATCGAAGCTACTATCCCAGCCTTCAGCTGAAATATGTCTATAGGCATCGATACGAGCGTGGGCTCTTTGGGCTGACCCGTCTTCTAAGAATGAAAGCAACGCTGCACGTATAGAATCTTGTGCGGTGGCAGGCCGACCTTCATATAAAAAACTAGAAGCCATGGTGGTGAGCAGTACCTAAAACGTACTGATGAAAATGGACAAAAAACCCCCACTCATACAAAAAATGAGCAGGGGTGTGGGGCTAGGCATCATATTCCTCTACGACCTTCTTGATATGTTCAAATTCTCTTTCGATGATCTCTAACTCTGCAGGAGTGAATAGAGAATGCATCTCTTCTTTGAACTGAAGGTTGGACTTAGCAATTTCCAAGGAATTAGGCTGACCGTTAAACATAACGTACTGATGAAAGGGAACGAAAAACCCCCACTCAGAGAGAAACTGAGCAGGGGTGTTGGGTTAGAAAGGGAGATCGTCGTACTGACTTGAGTCTCCTACCTTCGCAGGTAAGGACTCATTCTCGATTCTTATCAGATTGTCAATAACTGTGTCTTTGATCCTGATCAACTGTTTCTGCGTTAGAACTTGGCTGTGGCCATGCTCAAGCAAATCCATGATCGTCTCAAAGCGAGACAGGCCGACCTCAGTCCTAGAAGGAGGCTGGGGAGTGGCTTTGAAATCTGCGTAAGGAGAGGAGATTTGTGGCGCTTGTGTCGTCATCGTAAAAGTACTGATGAAAAGGGACAAAAATACCCCCACTCAAGCAGAGCAGGGGCAAAACTTTAATGCCAAACTAAGCCTTCTTTACATATTTCTAGAATCTCAAGGGATCTATCATATGTCAGATCGGCGTTGGCAGAGAGGAGGAGCCTGAGACAGAGCTCGGGATCTTTGGTGGATCCGATGGACTCATCCTCAGGAATGAGACTGAGATCAAACTTACCCCATCCGTAAGACAGGAAGTCACGATATTTAGCAATAGGACCACCCTCGACAGCGACATGAAATGCTAAATCAACTTCGTCGATCTCCATTTTCTCGTAAGCGCAGTCCAAGGCATTCATAAGGATCTGGTAGTAATCGGCAATCCCAGAACGGACGCCGGCTAACTTCTCAAGATCACTATCTGAACACTTAGCAGGATAAAGACGCGTACCCATAATGTACCGATGAAAAGGAACAAAAAAACCCCACCTAGCGGCGGGGTAGCGCGCAGTAGTACGGAACTACTACATGAATACAGGAGCTAAAGGATTGAAGAATCTAGTGACAGACTGACCAACCCAGTACCAACGGATGACAGTGCCTAGGGCTATGCAGATGGCGAGATACCAGCCGGTATGCTCCATTGCAAAGTCAACAACGTCATGGAATAAGCGATTCATGGAATGTACTGATGAAAGGGTACAAAAAACCCCCACTTCATAGAAACGAAGCAGGGGATTTAAGGTTATGACCACTGTCTAACGACTTGTGGATTACCTTGACCGAAGGCTGTCCTCCACTGCTGAAGCTGGTGGAAAGCATCCTTTGGGCCAAGATCAGGGACTAACTTGCCTAACCGTCTGCACTTAGCACTCATGATCACACCATGCCTGGAGATGATGGCGAGCTTATTACCTTGTGCAAAATCGTAGCGAGTTTCAGTAAACATGAAAATGTACCGATGAAAAGTGACACTAACATCGGATTAACATAGTTTTGACATACGTCTACGCTTGGTAGCCATCAAAGGAACAATAGCTACAAGCGAATGTTATGTGAGAAGAATTGCGTAGCAATTCGAACACAAACATGAGCGACAATAAGGATAGCGAATAGCGAATATTACTGTGATGAATCACGAAGTGATTTACACATAATATGAGCGTAATGAGCGTTCAAAGGTTCCCCAGTGATGCGTAAACGCAGCAGCTATGTAGGGTTGTCAAGGGATTTGGCGCACTCGCAAGCGCAAGAGGGAGGCGTGGGATAAACGCGCTATGCATGCGCATATACGCTGGATAACTGTTGCTAACGCAGAAGACAAAGGGGAACAGGTGAACGCACAAGAGTTGACAAAGGAACGCGTCCCTCAAGCGAGCGATTGATGCGCTAATTAGGAACTAATTACGCACAATTGCGAGCGCTAATTAACACACACTTAACAGAAACGTTGCGTCGCTTAACATCAGAGCAACATCGGTGCGCTAGAATCGCCCCTTATTTTTTTGTTTACGCGGTATCGCAACTTGCAGTGGGTGTTTGATGTATAGCGCGGAGAGCAAAAAATTAGCAATTTCTCCCGCGAGGCTATATAGGGAATAACATCGCTTCATAGTGAAAATTCGCGACGTCAAATTCTGTGAAATTTTTTGTTCCCTATTTCCCGCGAGGCGCTTACCGGCGAAACCCTAGTAATCAGAGCCGATAGACTTGTAATACGTGGAATGTGTATCTGAGTCGAATGAACGCTTGGGAACGGTTAATTAATCTGGATCAAAGCAAGATGCAAGATCCAAAAAATACTTATTTCGGTCAAAAATATCCCGGGACGACGAACGAAAAAAAGAAAACTATTTTTAATGCCTTGCAAAACGCGGCAGGCTCTTTACCTCAATCGTTATTTCCGCCGATAACCATAAATAAACCTGTTGATAATTACCAAATTCCAACTGTTTCTAATACTCAATACTCTCCTGCTAAAAAAATAGCTGCAATCGCCACGAGTCCCGGCGAAATGAGGCCTACTGCAAAAGTTGCTTTACCTGTAGGCAAGATTGTTGTCCCAGAAATGCAGCGAATTACGCAAAAGAACGCTACAAACCTGAAAGCAACAGGACGTCTTCGCTTAACGACGCCTGCTAAAGGTGATTCTTGGGATTTATCTGGTTTTGATACGTTAAATAAGCAATATGGCAAACGAAATTACGCTGTTACTCCTATTGGACTAGCTCAGCAACAACAAACTACTAAATGGCCGGCACCACTTTCTAGTAGAAGGGGCGACAGGACAGTACCAGGAGTAAATCTTGCAATTAATAAACAAAAAACATTACAAAACAGCGAGCAAAAAGGCAACGAATTAGGAACAACAGAGAGTAGATTCGGTCGCAAAGTTGTACCGCAGTTTGAAAACTATGAATATAAAGGTGCTGTTACTGATTCCAGGAAAAAACCTCAAACTTCTTGGTTTAAAAGGAGCAAAGATGATGCCACACCTGGTCGTTGGGACGGCAATCAGTATATAAAAGCTGTTGAAGATACTGTAGAGCGTAAGGTCTTAACTTCTCCTGCCGGTTCTATCAGCAGTCGGCGAAGTAGAAGTGGTATGCCTGCTCAAGGACCAACATCATTAAATCCAGAAGCGAGAAAAATTCTAGAAGAATATAGAACTGGAATGCAATATGAAACAGATGTCAGACCAGAAACCAAGGAACAATTAAGAGGTGGAGTAAAAGCCGTTAATCCTGCAACTGGAGGAGATTGGACTCAAAACCCAGTTAAAGGCAGAAGAATTCCATATCCATTCGAAAATAACCCTAATTACGGCAAAGAGGTTGGCGGAACTAACTATGAAGTTGGTGTTGACATGCTTTATAAGACCGGTGATCAAACATATGATGTTCGTCGTGTATACGGTACGGATGCTGCAGGAGTAAGAACCAAAGATCCTGACGCTCGCTTCTTCAACGAGCAACAAGAGGATAAGCGATTGGGAACAGCCGCAACAGAAGCAATGGATGCGACTAAAACGCCTCTTATTAGCGGTAAGACTCTTGGGGAGATGAAAGAACAAGGCTTAGCAAGATTGGCAACTCCGGCTGACATGACAGCTACAGGTCCTAGTGGAAGACTGAAATACGAAAATAAGAGAGGTAAATTGAATATCGGTGGGGTAAGAACTGACTTAAAAGGATTCCTAAGAGGCGCAAAAGATCCCGATACAGGTAATTATTCTAAAATCCCTGTTTATCTATATCGCGGGGAAAACGAGAAAGATCCTGCAAAAAGACTATATAGACAAGGAGTACCTACTAATAGAGATCTAGACGAAATGAGGAGGATATTGGCTGATCCTCGTAGAGAAACTAGCGTCAATCAATTAATAACAAATGCGTCAAGAGAAAGAGGTAAACCAGTGGAAAGAGGGTTTACTCCTTTCTTGAACAGAGAAGATGTGTATGACAAGGTCGGAGGAATTAGAAAGGGTTATGAAAATCCTATAAAATTCCCTCTTCCTCCTAAAGGACCACAAAATCCATACGGTGTAACAGAAGCTCAGTTAACGAGAGATTACAGCGAAGCTATAAGGATTCTTCAGACACAACATAGAGCAGACAATAAATTCCCGATGACTAGCCAACATTCTTTGGCTGAAAGTTATAGACGTGTTCTTGCAAGTGCTGCAGCAAGTGGCGCAATGGTTGGTGCTCCTAGTCAGGCGGTTTCAGATTACATGAGATCTTCTAACCTCCAAAGAGTTGTAGAAGCCGGAGGCCGACAGTTAAGACATGCAATGATCCAAGCGAAAGCTCAAGGTCGGGTATTTAATACAGAGCAATTAATAGCAGCGTCCAACGCTATTGGATCAAGGATAGGAGTGAGTGGTAACGCTATTATCAACGCTGCGACTGCAAATGTTGCTATGGGTCCGAACAGAGAAGTCAATCTGTTCCAAGAGCCTTATGGTTACGATCCACTTTTACCGAAGAATCAGCAAGGGCCAACTCCATTCACTAATAAGAAACAATTAAGAGACAGAGAAGCTTTAGCGGCCTTACTTTCTCGCGATCAAAATTTATTAGATGATGAAGAAATAGCGTTAAGAGATTCTATTGTTAGCAAGGTAAGAAATAAGCCTTTAGATGAATCTGAAATTTATGCATTAAGTTACGAAGACAGAGGAACCAGTGAAGATGGGGTAAAAGGGTACAGAGTGATAGACGATGATGAATACAGGAAAGCAATCGCTGCAAGTCCTGACCTATATCTAGATGTTGATAATATTGCGAGACGTGCTCCTCAAGCGCCTGTTACTCAGGATAATTTCCTTAGAACTTCCGTTGGTGGTCCAACAGTCTTGACTACTGGTGACGTCCCTGCTCAAGCCGCCGCACTACGAGCTCGGTACAACGCTGATCCTCGCGTAGCTCTTGGACAAGAAGCTCATAATGATTCCCGGGTCTTGCAAGCTGGTGTAGATGGTGCTTCACTAAATGCACCTGCTAAACAAACAGCCCCTGTTCCTTACATGGATTACAGAAACGTCGCTGCTGCTTTAGGTGCTGGCAACGAAGGAAATATATCTGATGAAGCTTTCCTAAGACAGCGGAGAGCCGAAGCTATTATCGCCCAAAGAATTGCTGCCAGAAATAGAATGAGAGTATGAAAGAGTATTTAGTTGCCATCACTCCTGAAGACATGAGGAGGCATACTGAACAAGGTTATGCACTGTTGGGAGCTATTACAAATGAAAAGGGTTTTGACCCAGTTGCTGTAGTAATGTTATCGACATTGATCTTTAATACTCATACATGGATCTTCCACGCATTTGTACTGAAGAACGGAACCGTGCATGGTATAGAATTAAGAGATGAATAAATCTTGCGACACCAAAAAAGGTAGTTGTGGTTGCGACAAATGCAATCATGAGGAAGCCAAAGAAAGGGCTATGACTTACCGAAGAAATAAATCTTAAGTTTCTAGAATAGTTAATATAGATAATGAAAGGTATCCAGTAAGACGTGGCTTTTAAGTTAAACAGAGATCCTGGATTTACGAGAGATGCTCTCAATGATATTGTTGGTGCTGAGGGTCGTGGAACTTTAGCTGGGTTAGAACCGAAAGAACGTCAAATAGATTTTACATATAAGGCATCTTCTCCAGAGAAAAAGGTTGCTGCTGTCCCACCATGGGAAGAAGGGATAGGAGGCAGGGAGTTTGGTGCTAAAGCTAATGATATGGAGCATCCAATTCAGGAAAATTTAACGGCATTTGTTCAGAAACTTCAACAAGGACCATTCCCTCTGTATCCTCCTGAGACGGATCGGATGGCAGGAGAACAAGGGCCACCAATCGCATAATGTTTAGAAGAAAAGCAGCCCAATTTATGGCGAAGCCAATCACCAAACGATTGGCTAGATTCGCAAAGCAATGGGGAGATGATCTCCTCCCTGGTGCTCCTGGCCAAGGAATATTAAGCCCTCGCGCTTTAGCTGAAACTGCTATTTGGTATGGTCCTGATATCTTGTTATGGCCATCGATTTCAGCAAGTATGCTCCCTGCGGGGACGTCAGCAGCCGATAGAGCAAAAGTCTTCATGCAAGACGCGGGTATAAATGTAGGAGCTTCGCTAATAGGCCAGTCCGGTGGTATTGGAATTGCAAGAGCCCTAGGAAAAGGTAAGGGAACAGGTACATTTACCACGTTAAAAACACTTGGAGACATGGGGGCTGCTCCATTAAACATGGGTGTTAGGAGACCTACAGAAACAAAAATCTATAATCAGCTAGCTGCTGAACAAGAGCAGGCTTTGATTGAGAGAATTAGAGCAGAAGAGCAGATGAAAGCTCAACAATTTCTCCAATCTTTAATGACCGGAGGCGGTGCTTATCGTAAAGAAGACATTCTTCGTGCTCAACTTGGACTTCCTTGGGGAGGAATGAGTTAAATGGCTGATAGTTTTCCTTTAAATCCCACTTGGGAAGAGTTGGTAGACGTTTATAGACGTTCTTTCGAGGCTAATCCTAGAAATTATGCGGATTATCGTCGTAAAGCAACGGGATATGAGAATACTCCTCTCATGGACATGGGACAAGGCTCCCAAACATGGAATTATCTAAGGCAAGCTCTGCCTGAAAACGTAGGATCCCTGCAATGGTTCCAAGATCAAGCAAGAAATATTCAATCTGCTAATAATTCCCCTAATTGGAGGAGAAAATTAGCTACTAATGTTATGAATGCTGTTGAAAACATACCTTTAGGTGGTTACACAGCAAAAGAAAGGCAGATGTACGCAGAAGCTCGTGCAGCTGATTACAACGTTCGAACTAAAACAGTTGATTTTAACCAAGTTCTAGATCCTAGGACTATGACAAAAGCTGCTGAAGCAGCAGGTGTCATGCCTCAGTATGTGGATATCGGTAATAATGCTAGGGTCAGGGCTGCTCAAGCTGCAGGAGTTGTTTCAGCTGATATAGCTACAGATGGTGCTCGTAATATTTGGTGGTTCTTAAATGCACCTCAGGCTGTGGCATCTATGGCAGCTTTAAGTGCTTTACATCATGCTCAATCAGGATCTGAAAAAGTCATAAGAGACAAAGGTATATCTCAGGAGAACGTTCAAGTTCCAATGATGAAAAAACGTGGATATAGACTAGCTGCAACTCTACCTTCGGTCATCGCGATGTCTGCGGCTGTAGGGAATATCGGAAGGAAGCCAGGTTACAAGCAAGTTGTCCCTAGTGCTGAAGATCCTCGTAAAACTGCTGATCCATGGCAGGAAGCATTAAGTCGGTATTTCTTAGGTAGAACAGGACGTTTACTCCCTTATAAAGAATTTTCTAGGGAAAGACCTGATGTTTCTCCTGATGAATACAGAAGATATAAAGCATATAGTTTCGATCAAAAAACTGATTTAAATCCGTTAGATGGTGATTTTAATATTCTGGGAGCATTAAGAGGAACAACTCAGGGGATCCATGGACCAGAAGTTAATTTCATGGGTAAGAGTATTCCTATTGGAACTGGAGTCTTACCTGTGGCAGCTGGTGTTATAGGTACTCGTATGGGTGCTAAGAAGGCGATGAAGAGATTGATAGATATGAAAGCAAAAACTTCGGATTACGGTATTGACAAGTTAAATGCATACAGCACGAAACTGAGTGAGATGGAGGATGCTCAGAGAAGAAGAATAGATCCCGAAACCGAGGCACCATTCAGGTCAGCTAAAGAAGAGAGAGATTTTGCTGCAAGAGTAGACCGCTTAAAAATGCATAAAGATGAAATTGATTCCAAGAACCAAAGAGAAGTATTAAGACAAGCTCTTTTATATGGTGGAGCAGGTGTAACAGGTACTGCTCTTGTAGGAGAAGGGGTTGAGCAAATAAGGAGGGCAGGCTAATGGCTGGATTATTCTCTGATCATGGAGTAGCAGACTCTGTAAATGCGGTTACAAAAGAGAAACAGTATGAGGCATTAGCAAGAGCTAAAGCATTCGAATTAGAACGTAAAAAAGTTATGGGTGAGAAGGCGATTGAAGCAAGTAGAAAATCAGGTCAATTACAAGCGGATGCAACTAAATATGCTGGCACAATGAATTTGTTAGGTAGTGTTGTTAGTGCTGCAACTAGTATTATTCCTCAAACAGGTGCTTATAAGAAGTGGGCTGGCAATAATTTTGGACCAAACAAGTATTCAGATGTCGCTGCATACGCAACGGATCATGGCATCTCTTATAACCAAGCTGACCATATATTGAACGGGGCTGGGACTACTTGGAATACTGACCAATCGCTGAGTTCATGGTCTCCTGCGACAGCTAGTGCTTTCTCTAACAGTATGAATAATGCGAATATAGTTAATTCGGTTAATTTTTATAATCCAAGCGGAGAATATATAGGGCATACTTATCCAGGTACAAATATTGATGCGTTTAAGACGAGTTCATTCAACCCTGGTGATAATTATTACAACTTTAATAATTCCAATGCCTTTAATAATACCTTTAGCAACTCTGTCTTGAGTAATTCTTACTCAAACAATAGCTTATACAATGATGGTGGGTTGCTTATCCAAACAAACAAGGCTTTTGCTTTTTGATCCATGCTTAAAACAGACGTTACTTATAAACTCAATACAGATGATGAGATTACTGATGCTCTAGATCAGTACACATCTAATAAAGATAGAGAGATTGAAGGCCCTGATCCTAAGGACTTTGGGGTTCCAACTGTTGGTAGTCAGGCTAAATCGTATCTAGCGTCTCAGACCAAAGCTGGCCCATTAGGTAAATATGCCGTAGAATTTACTGGTTTTCAAAAACCTTTAGAGAGTGTTGAGTCAACGGTAGGACGAGAGATAAATAAAAGTATTGAGGGACAAAGAGATCAGCTTTTAGGGCAAGGTATACGTATGGTGGAACAGAAACATGCAGAAGAGATGGAAGGCGACAGATTACAAGCTCAAATAGATATTGCGCAGATGGGTGCTTCTGCAACAAAAAGTGCTGCAACCAAAGGTTTGATAGGTAGTGTGATTGTTGGTGGAGCTATCTTGTTTTAATTTTTTTCTTCGATAGAATAACGAGCAGCGTAGGGGAAATTTTTGAATAAGAAACTAGAACGTACTGATCAGATTATTGATTCTTGCGTGAATACTTTTCTGTCAACAATGATGTGTTGGTCAGGGGGTAAAGATAGCATGGTACTACTCCATTTATTAAGAAGACATGGAGTAAAAATTCCGATCTTATTCTTTAGAGAACCATGGCAACCATTTAAATATGAGTTCCATGATCGAATTATTCGAGATTGGGAGTTATTGGTTTATTCATGGCATCCTTACGAATCCTTAATGCAGGAGAAAAATGGAGAGTTTGAAGTTCAAAACAGGTATGCAATCAACGGTTATACGATTTCCTGCCCTACAGGAATCGTTGATCCTGTCGATGATTTACCTTGTACTAGCTGTCTGGAAATTTTAAGACGTCCTAAACAAAAAGAACTACTTGTTCCCTATTTAGATGCTATTTGGATAGGACATAAAGGAAGCGATACGGACTCCTTAGCAGGAGATGTTGGAATTAAATCTGAGGTTCGACAAGTTCCCGGTGGAGTATCTTCTATTTTTCCTTTAAGAGATTGGACTGATGAGGACGTATGGAATTATATAGAAGAGCATGATGTACCTTATGACGAAAAACGATATGAAAAATTTGAAGGTAAATGGAGAGAGCGTCCTGATAGAAGGCATAATGCTGATTACGTTCATGCCTGTACTCGAAGCGTAGACAGAAGGGAAGGAGCAGAAGAGTTCCCTTATTGCAGGAAATTAAAAACAACAGTTCAAAATATGGCTAAATATGTTGTATGGACGGAACCTGTTAAGCCTGACTATTAAAGTCATTAGAATCAGTACATAGGAATATTGTGTCTAGTTTTGGATCCTACAGATTTTGCGAAAGCAGTACGAGAGAAAGCTATTCTCGAAGAATATATAAGAAGGCAAGCCGTTGGTAGGGGTGGTCAACTAGCTCCTGTGACGATGGCATTTGGAAATCCATTCCAAAGAGGATGGAAGAATTACGTAAATTATGTAGATGATTTTAATAGAACTGTTACTCCAAAAGTTGCTGGTTTTGCTAAAGCATATGGACCTTTAGCTGTATTAGTAGATGCTGGATTAGAAATGACAGATACTGATGATCCAGCAGCTGTCAACGTAGCGGAAGGAGTCGGCAGTGGTCTTGGATGGTGGGGAGGTGCTGCCTTGGGAGCTAAGCTCGCGGCTCCTCTTTCCTTCATCCCCGGAGCACCAATAATAGGAGGAGTTGCAGGAGGTTTAATTGGTAGTGGTGCATTGAAAGGTGCTGCTCGTGGTGTTTACAAAGCATTTGATCCTGAAGTTGATCAAAGGAAAGCATTAAAACAGCAAGAGAGAGCTAATGAATTGTATCTAAAACAAATGGAGCCTAGACTTCAATTAATGCAGCAGATCCAAGCACTTCAAAATAGTGGCGGTCGTGCATACGATCTTCTTCAATAATTATGGCAGCAAACATTTCTATTCCTTCTCTTTCTAGCCGAGCATATAGGCCAGTAGCTATACCTCAAACTACTGACTTGTATGGAGCCGGGGGACCAGGGACTAACGCTGGAATGAACATGATGAATAATGTTCTGACCTCTAACGCATCACTAGGTAAAGCGTTAACCCTTCAAGCAATGGAGGACAAGAGTGCTTTGACTATTGCTGATATGAATAATAAAGCAGCAATAGAGAAGGCGAAGATCATGTATAAAGGTCCTACTTTATTTGACAAGCTAACGGCTATTAACAGTTTGTTTGACGATGATCCAATTCAAGTTGGAGTAGGGAATAGCAATCTGAGCAATGGTAGTGCTATTGGCTTGCCAAATGATCCAGCCACTGAAGCTTACAATGCTGCATTAAAGGAGACACTACAGAAGGAGTTCCTTGAAAAAATGGAGCAAATCAGATTAGGGCAGAGTGAACTGACTAATTACTCTGAGATTCTTAGTAATTCGAAAGCGAATTCTATTTTGAACAATAATGCATTAAATAATGTGAATCCTAAGTAGAGCTAATATTAGAACAGTTCTCTTGTCGAAACTAGAAGCATAATGTCGGACAACCTTACTCTTGACAACACTAACGTAAACCAGCGGATTCTTCGGGAATATTTAAATCAAAAAAGGGATGAGCTTGAGAGGAAGTATGTCCCTGAAGCACGAGGTCTGGATGTTACTCGTTTTCTAGGCATTGATAATGCTTTCCGCTATCCAGCACTAGATAAGGCTTTCGAAACAGAAGTTTTAGAGCCTTTAGTGGCTCAAGGAATTATTGATAGGAATTCTTACAACCAGCTAATGGTTGATGGTGCCGACAGACGTATACGTAGTGGTTGGTATCACATGGGAGGAGATAAACAAAAAGCAGCCCATTTAGACCTGATCAATAATTTGCAGCTTGGGGCGAATGCTAATAGCATGCTCAACGAAAAGCAATTCCAAACAGCTGTCAACGCCATCTCACCTGGTAGTGGCACTTACCAAAATACTGTTCAAGATAATACTTTAAATGATTTAAGCAAAGCTCAAGAAATTTTGAATAAGACGAATTTGTCGAGTATACAAAAAAATAACCTTGAAAATCAGTTCACCAAAGATAAGTTTTCAAACCAAAGTTTCATAGACAAAAATATTCCTATAGAGGAATTAGGTGGAAAGACCATACAACAACAACTAGAGCTCACTGGTCCTAATGCGATTAAAACTAGACAATTACAACAATTAATACAGCAAGGACAACAACCTCAGAATGAAGCCCTTGAACTGCAGCAACAACAGATAAAAAATCGACAGACTAAAAATTTAATTACAGGTATATTGGCTGGTGCTGCAATCTTGAAAGGTGACTAATAGATCTGACTAAGATAGAAAGGATAGACGTTAAGACAGCAGTTACACCAACATGGCAGCTTTTGCATCTCAGCAGCCCATCGATGGCCTAGCCGATACTAGTTATTACCAAGAAGAACTCGACAGAATTAGAAAGCGTGGTAACTCTGTTGTGCAAAATACTCCTCAAGGAGTGGCTGGAGGAGATAATATGATTGGTGACTTTTTAGATTTTTACAACAGACAGAAAAGTCCTATATACGATGGTCTAGGAAATCAAATAGGTTTTAATCATGGCTATGGTGTTGAGGAAAGATGGGATCCTCAGCAACCAGGTGATGACAAATGGATTAGTGATGAAGAGTGGGAGCAAATAAGAAATGAACCTTCTCCTCCACCAGAGCAGCGATGGCCTAACTTACCAGGGGAAGACGTAGATGTACCTCAACCAATAGATAAAGGACTACCCGGATTAATCAACCCTGTTGAGCCTCCAGGTAATATCGATCCAGTATCTCCAAGATCTGGATATGGTAGTCGGATTGGCGCAGATCCTGATTCTATGTTCACCATGGATTTCCAAGATCAAGATGGTGACGGCACAGACGACAGACATCAAAGAGGCCCAGGTCAGCCATATATAACTTGGGAAGATTCAACTCCTGAGGAGAGAGGTAAATTTGGTCGTACACCGGGTGGACGTGATTCTAGGATTGGTCCTCCACCAGGGGGATGGGAAGAAGATATCATGCCTCCTGGTTGGGGTGGTTCAGGAACGCCTCCAAGAAGAGGTGAAAGTGCGGAAGACTATAGACGACGTATGCAGGAGATACAAGATAACTGGGATAATAGAAGAAGAGAAGAACAAGAAGGTCGTAGACCACCTAGATGGCGTGGTGACGATCAAATTGGTCCAGGGGATCCTAGACCTCCTGTGAGACCGGGCTTACCTCGTCCTCCTGAGCCAAGACCAAGACCAAAGCCACCTGGACCAAGACCACCTGAGCCAAGACCACCTATTCCTAGTCCTGAGCCAAGACCACCTATTCCTAGTCCTGAGCCAAGACCACCTAGACCAGAGCCAAGACCACCAAGACCAGAGCCAAGACCACCTAGACCTGACGGTGAATATGGTGACCTTGTGCCATTCCCTATGCCACCGAGTTGGGAAGGATGTCCTACTCCTGACCAGCAAATTTTGCTAGCTGATAAAAGCTTGATTTTTGCAGGGGAACTCCAAGTTGGCGACAAAGTGCATACGATGCACGAGACAACATTTGAAAGTGGTGACTATGAAGTTACTCATGTAAGTTTCCATGAGCAGCCTGTTTATCTTGTTAAATTTAGCGATGATCACGAAATTAGATGTTCCGCGAGTCATAAGCTTTATTCCGAAGATAAGGAAGCTTGGGTTTCTATTAAAGAGTTAGGTTCTGGGGAGAGAGTCTCTTTATATGACGGAGAGGTTGCCTTTATTTCAGCTGAATACACTGGTGATGAAAAGGTAGTCAAGATTACGGTTGAGGACGCTCATACCTATATTTGTGAAGGTTTATTCTCTCATAACAAGACCTTAGCTCCTGAATCACATCCAGACCATCCTGACTACGGAAAAGATCCTTCTGAATGGGGCAATAAGCGTCCAAAAGACGAAGTAGCCATAGGACGTATGTATCAAGATTATCTAGGAAGGGACGCCGATAAAGAAGGATTTCAATATTGGTTAGATCAGGTACGTTCCGGTAATCAAAGCTTAGACCAAGTCGCTGCGAATATCAAAGCTTCTCCAGAGTCGGAAGACTACAGAGCTAGCAGACCTACTCCTGTTTCTTCGGGTGTAGGGGATGAGGATTACAGAGCCGTCAGCATTAGATATGCCGAGGGACATGAGCCTTCAGATGAGCAACATCGTATTAACCAGAAGAAATTCTGGGAGGAGATACAGGGACCAACTAGGCGATTTGGCGAGAAGAGAAACGAAGAAAGACAAAAACTCGCAGAAAAAACTCCAGCTGTACCTGAGGAAAGGAAAGAGGAGGCGAAGGAGAGAAGTAGGCAATGGCAGCAAGATCGTGGTCCTATCAGAAGAGAGGAAAGAGCACCTAAGCCAAACATAGGCAGAGATCCGGAAAGAAGACCACGGATAGAGCCTTCTAGACCTGAGCCTTCTAGACCTAAACCTTCTAAGCCTAAGCCTTCTAGACCTGAACCTTCTAGACCTGAACCTAAGCGTGATTGGTTGGAAGCCGCCTATCAAGATAATCTTGGACGTGCCGCAGACAAGGGTGGAAGAGAATACTGGGCTAATGAAGTTGCATCCGGACGTCAGACTAAAGAACAGGTGGTGGAAAACATTCGGAGATCAGACGAATACAAGAATAGGAATAGGTAGACTGAATTCATTAGTAGTCAATTAGACGTCTCATGAGTTCAGCAGCTAATAGCGGCATCAGTAGAGTTGGCCAGCAAGGGCAGCAAGCGGTCGACCAATGGAAAAATTACGTTCCTCAAAATACTGGTGCCAGTATGGTCAACCAAGGAATGGGTGCTCTTACTTCTTGGGGATTAGCTAATCCTGGTAATGAAACTATTGGAGCTTATATATCTGGTGCGAATTTAGATCTTGGGTATACCTTGGCTCGCATGGGCTTAGCTTCTCAATATCAGAATGATCAGTTGAATAATATGGCAAGGTATTCAGGTATGATGGATAACCTGCATACAGGAAATACATTGAAGTTGATGGCAGGAGAAGGAGATATAGCTAGAACTTTAATGCGCGAGCAAGGCAGATTAGGTGACAGACAACTAGGGGTGATAGGTGATCAAGACAGAAGAACTCTTCGTGTAGCAGGACAAGAGAAGAGACTGCAGTCTCAAGAAGAAGGTTCCCAAACAAGAATGAATTACATGGGTCAAGGTTTGCAGAACAGGATGCAAGCTAAGACAGAAGGAGAGGAAGACCGTAAGACACAAAGAGATAGATATAACGAAGAGAGAAAGATGAGAGCAGATGCTCGGGGAGCTATTCGTTCTTCAGGTGCAAGATTTTTTGGTTGATATTTTCTGAAAAATCCTAGGGGAACTTGTAGACTCGTATAAAAATGGTAGTTAAAACAGAAGGACCTGTTAATTCCTTTCTCGTATCTTTAGAGCAAGACAGAAGAGAAGCATTTACGACTTATGTAGAGAATACATATTCAATTTATGAAATATGGCTTTACGCAAATGTTTTAGGTTATACAGGTGGTTTTACTGCTCTTGATAAATGGGTACTTCAGAATTACCCAAAACTCAATAGACGTGAATTAATGTTGGCTGAGATTGTCAAATTAGAAGCTGATATCGATTATTTAAGGCAACAAGTGCAAGCTGATATTGTGAAACCAGATGCTGCAGCTACTCGTATTGCTCATTTATCTAAAGAATTAAGAGGTCATGTTGTCGAGGTAGAAAAGATGACACGAGGTACAGATCGTCGAGGCTTAGTATTGGCGGGTGCTGACAAAGTGATGCGTGAATTAAAATCAATATTCAAGGGTAATGATGATGTCGTTAATGCTCTTGAATTAGCTTACGAATCTGTTTGGGCAGCTTTAGCTGAGGAGAAGTAACCTAATCTGAAGTTCATCGCAATTAGATGACGGAAGAAAAAATCAGGGAAATCTTGCCGCACTTGTGTTACACCAAGGAAGAAGTAGATCTTCTATTGGATGATGCCGTAGCAAAAGCACGAGCAATTGATGAATTATCGATGAAAAAACATAATCGGAATGCAACTATTATTAGTATGATTTTGGGTTTCCTTTGTTTAGCATTGTTCTTGGATGGTTTATTAAGGATCTTAGGAATTATTCCACCCTTTTTAGGACTAGATGTGAATATAATTGATCAGATAGTCGATAAGGTGAAACATGCTCGATGACAAAACATACGAAGAACTAGCCGCAATGAAAGGTGCTGCTCGACGAATAGGTTATTTGCCGCTATTTCCATCCTTGGTTTACAAGTATGAAATGCCTCCTGCTCTCTTAGAAGAGATGCAAGAGCATGTTAAAGATATTGAAGGAACCAGCATTGACGTGATGTCTAATCCAAAATTTGATCTGTTGAAGCGTTGTGTTCAAATCTCTTGCGATACCTGCGTTCCTTCCACTGATAAAACAGGAGAGTGGAAAGCTGTTACAGGTTGGATTAATAATCAAAAACCTGACGAGGATGGTTTTGGTTTTCACGGGCATTGTGATTCCTTCATGTCTTCTGTTGCTTACTTGGCAGGTGAAAATATTCAAATTCTTTTTCGTGATAGCCCGAAAACTACTGAGATTGCTTCCAACGAAAACAGGAGTAATTATGACTTATTAGTGAGGCATACTTGGTATGGAGATGAGGTGGTAGACGTCAAGCCAGGTGATATCTTGTATTTTCCTAGTTATTTACTACATAAACAGGCCAAGAATACTGGATCAACAAATAGAGTGAGTGTTGCGTACAATATTGTGCCAGATAGAAGACCTCCTTCTCCAGATGCCAGAGCACCTTGGTTTGTGCAATTTGAAATTTAACTTACTATATTGAGTTAACACTGATTCCAATGGATGAAAAAAGAAGAAGAAAATGCTCGTGTACCTATCCCTATTTATGACCTATTAGATGCTTGCTGTGCTTTGCATGGAGGACTAGAACTAGATAAATTTGAAGATAAAAATTATTCCCTAAAACATGCATTGAATTTGTTCTTTGGTTACATGACCCCAGAAGCAAAGGCTGAATTTAATCAATGGGTGGAGAGAAAAGGATGGAAGAAGAAAGAGAGAATCATCCTGTCTTAATAGTGAATAACACTTAGACTAGCTTTATGCCTAATGCTTCTATATCCCTTGCACGTAGACGTAGTGCTCAGTTAGCAGCACAATCGATTAAGGCGAAACCAGAAGCTGTTGTTACCCCACCTCACGTTCTAAAGGCTAGGAATAATTTTGCCTATTTTTGTGAATTAATGGGTAAGAAACCCGCAAAGCATATGCGGGAGTGGCATAAACAGATACTAACTGGAGAAAGTAACGAGCATTTGCTCGATATCGCGGGTCCCAACACTTGTCTATTAAGTCCACGAGGTAGTGCTAAGTCTACTGTTATAGGACTATTAATAGCATGGCTGATAGGTAGGCATGCGGAAGCAGGGAAACTTTTAAGAACTCTCTATGTTTCTTATAACGTGGATGTTGCAAGGAATAAAAGTGCAGCAATTAAAAATTTGATATCTAATAAAGAGTATCAAGAGGTTTTCCCTAAAGTTCGATTATCTAAGCATCGAACAAGTGATGAGCTATGGTCGATTGATTTTGAACATGCAGGGGTAGACATTAGAGGAGAAGATGCTTTTACTGTTGCTTGTGCAGGATTAAAAGGAACAATTACTTCCAAGCGAAGTTCTTTGATTATTGTTGATGACGCAATTAAAAGTGCTGCTGCGATTGCTAATCCAGACATCCGAAGAGAGATGGAATCGAACTGGACTAACGTTATTGTTCCCACCATGTTCCAAGGTGCAAGAGCTATTGCACTAGGAACTCGTTTCCATTTTGATGATTTATTTACAACGATTTTTTGTGAGAAGAGAGGATGGAAAGTTATCACTCAACAAGCGTTAAGTTACGACGATAATGGAACCCCTAAATCTTATTGGGGGTCAATGTGGTCGGTAAGTTATTTATTAAAACTTCAATCGGAAGACCGAATTGCTTTTTCTTATCAATATTTAAATCAACCAATCAAGACAACAGAGCTTGGCCTATCTCCAGAGTTGTTTATTAAAGGAGAGGTTCCTGATACTTACGACACGATTGGTGTCGGTATTGATTTATCTGCAGGGATGAGTGAACGTAATGATTGGACTGTCTTTGTTTTGGCTGGGAGAGTAGAAGACAAGGTCTATATCATTGATTACAAGAGAATGAGATCAATGGGGAATATCGAGAAAATAGAGGCTTTAGCGGAATTATTAGTCGAATGGAATTTACTTGGAATGAATGATGAAGGACAATTTTTCAAGACTGAATCACCTGTTGTTATATGGCCTGAGATTGTTGCTTATCAGAAAAGTTTTGAAGGTGATTTAAAACGAATTCTTTTCAATGAATGGCAGCTGTATAATTTAACTGTGAGTCCTGTCAAGGGTTTTCGTGGCGATAAACTCGCTCGTCTTAGAGGAATTATCGGTTTATTCCAAGGCAAGAAGATTATCTTCAATAAATACAGAGATTTTTCTTACATGGTTGACGAGGTTGTGAATTTCGGTCACGCATCACATGATGATTGTGCTGATGCTTTAAATATCGTGGTGCAAGGTCTCATGAAACGAGGCGGTGCGCAGATCCAATGGCAGTAAGATTAAGAAATGAGTAACCCATCTAACGAGAGATACCGTCAGATCCTAGAAGCTGCTAGGAAGCGTGATGGAAGCAGTGGCACTGACACGATGGTTGTCAATAGTCACTTAGCTCAGATGAAGCTTTTCATGCTGAGACAAGGAATTGAATTTTTCCCTGCACAAGATACATTTGGCTTTAGAAAAATATTCATTCAACAATTAGTTGAAGAGAATGAAATTGATAGCAGGTTAGAAGGAATTGTTGATGATTTCTTACTAGATGGTAAAGGGTTATTTTATTTCAGACCTGTAGACGATACATATAGGTTGATGTGGTTCAGCAAAGAGAACTACAGAGCTTACTATGACGCTCAGTCTCAGTTAGAAGAGATTGAACTGATTTATTCTTTCTCTGTGCGTAGTGGCACAGGAGCGCTAGCTATACCTACAGCAGATAATGGCAGCACAAGATATGTCAAATTACAAGTTAGACGCGATACGATCAAAGAATCAATAACAACTGAAAGACCTTCTTTCGAAGCAGGACAAACTAACAGCTTTACTTGGTCTCCTAATCAAACAAGGACTTTGGTCAACAGCCTTGGATTTATCCCTGCGGTTGAAGCCTTTAACACAATGCGTTCTACAGGAATGGACGCAACAGGTGATTTTGATTGGTTGTCTGAGCAGATTGTATTGCATGATGATTTAGTTAAAAATATTCGTACAAACATTACGTTCTTTGGTAATCCAACCTTAGTTTCTAGTAGACCTAAACATGATCTAGTCGAATCAGGATCTGAAGAAGGTTTAAGACCAACAATTAGTTCTCAGGCAGGATTCTACTCAGCAAGTAGACCATCGACTCGTGTAAGTGAACCTGGACCAAGTGGTGGTGGTGGATCCTTAAAAGTTCCTCGGATCATTGCCAATGTTGAACCGACTGACCGGGCTGTTTACTTAACTCCTGATGCCGTTTCTGGTGATCAGAATTTATATGCACGTCAATATCGAGAGGAATTAAGAACCGCAATGGGCGGAGTAGATGAGCTAGGAATTAGTTCTGGAGCAACAGCCTACGAAATTAAATCTTTATATGGTCGAGCAGCTACAACGGCTACACGTCGATGCAAGGGGTTATTGACATACGGATTATGTAAATTATTTGGTTTAATTATTTATCACGAAGAAAAAATCTTCCGTGATTCCTTCGCTATGGCGATAGGGATGAAAAGGCCGGCGCCACCTATCGAAGAGAACTTCCAACCAGGAGAAGACTACGACAAAGCAGTAGGAGCTTTTCAGGAACAAGAGAAAGCATACGACGAACAACTAGAATTAGCCATCCGAGAAGCAGTCCAGTCCACTGAACTTCCTCCGGGTGTTGTCGGTTTAATCCCCGACGGCAACAGGAAGATTGAGTGGAGATGGAAGGGTCCAGTCTTTGAGGACGGCACAGAGGATATACTGAATTCAAGTATTGTGGTTCGTAACCTACAAGAACTCGGTGTTAACAGCATCGAAGCGTTGCGTTACCTCTTCCCTGACAAAACAGATGAAGAGAGAAGTGCAATGCTTAGTGGCTATCCATTTAGAATGGCTCAAGCCACCCAAAGCAGTATTGGACAATTCTTGGCGCTGATAAATGACATGCGTCAAACCCCTCATCCTCAGGCCCCAGATCTACCGCTTTTGGCAGATCCTAAACTTGACTTAACACCCTACGTCTATAGGGCATTCGAATTTTTAAAGAGAGAACTAACTTATGCAGGACAGTATTCAGACACAACAGGCTCCGGCGACCCAACAGAACTCGATACCATCGAGCGCGCCCGTTCCGAACGCGGCTTACCAGCAAGCTCCGGCCCAGACCGCCCAAGTTTCGTACCAGACACCTTCGGAACAATCGGTTCAGGCGGTGGCACCCCAGGTTCAGGCACCCCAGCCACAGGCTCCGGTCCAGGAGGTCAATCCATGGCAGGAGGCGTTCAAGAGCCTCAGCGACAGTTTGAGCGCAACGCAGACCTCCCAGCCCCAGGCAGCTTACTCAACTCCGACCCCACAACAACCGCAGACAAGCAGCTTTCCCTCTCAGGTTCAGCAATACCAAGCGGCTCCGTCCGTTTCGGGGATGCAGACTTATCAGCCCCAAGCAACGCCGGCGTACTCCCCGACCCAGCAGGTACAGGCGCAGCCCTCGACACAGCAAGGAGCAACACAAGGCGGAGACGGGTATCTAGACAACGTCAGCAACGAAAGTCTTGAAGTTCTTCAGCACTTCGGAGCAGAAGCACCAGCACTTTTAAATAGATATGCATGCACCGTTGAGGATGCACTTCTTCAGCAGGCAAATCAAACTCAGGAAGCGTTCCAAAGAATTAATACCTTAGCCAAGAACGTCGAAGGAGCTAAGAAAGTTGTTGATGCTGCAGCCGCAGATAATGCTGCATACCATACAATGCTGACTAACCCTGACCTACTCTCTGAGTACGTTAACGAGTTCTTCGGTCCTAATGGTCCTCATCCTGTAGAGATAGCTCAGGATCGTCTAGCAGCAGAAGTTGCAGCGAACGAAGCAAAGATGGGAATTACTCAGGCTCCTGCTCCTCAGGCTCCTGCCCCTCAAGCTCCTGCTGGACAAACTCCAACTCAACAGTTCCAGCGTCCTCAGATCGATATGCCTAACCCAGGCGTACAAGCTCCTCAAAACGGAGATTTCTGGGCAGAGTTCTCTAACTTGAGTGATAAGAACCCAGCAGCTGCATGGCAGGCTTTGAGTTCAGCTACTCCAGATCAACTACGTAGCAAGCTTCTCGTTTCAGAAGGCTAAATAAGAAACACAAGAATCCACTGCCTGTAAGGGTGGTGGATTTTTTTTGTGTCTACAATGTAGAAATGAGATATGCAAGCGTACCAGCCGTTCAATCCTTAGACGATTTGATGGGATCTGGCCCCTCTTTTGTTAGTAGTCTTCCTGTCGCAGACTGGGAAGCTATTGATAGAGATTTGGATGGTTTATGGAGAGATGCGAAAAGGGAAGAAGAAGAGGAAGTTATAGCTGATCCAGATCCGATAGTAGAAGAAGATAAGGAGCCTGAAAAAACTCCAGGTAGGCTTTTCACTGAAAAGTTATATGGAGGTGAGCCTATGACAGATATGGAATTAAAAGCAAGAATGAAATTTAACCCAGCCACTACTCCAGAGGATTATGCAAGAGCATTCGGTAAGTGCAGAACTACGAGAAGTAGCGATAAGCATGAGAGTATTCCAAGCGATTGTTATTTCCCTGAAGAGAGTGGTTTAAGTATGGGTGATTTCACTGGAAGCCGCAACAGAGGCAGGGTAGGAGGTCGAGGTACTGGTAGGTAGGTAAACAAAACTTATACGGCTGATAGATATAGCTAATATTCCGAATTGCTAACATTAGATCTGAGTCTTTATTGACTCTATAAATACCCCAAACCGAGACCATGGGGATAAGTCTCTCATCTTACAAGTTCAATCGTACTATTACTTAAATGACTTCTTCTTCTTTAACAAGAAGTGGCAGTGTTTTGAAAGGATGGGACGAGTTCTGTGAGTGGACTACTTCTACTAGTAATCGTATTTACGTTGGTTGGTTTGGAGTCTTAATGATTCCATGTCTACTTACTGCAGCAACTTGTTTCATCATTGCTTTCATAGCTGCTCCTCCTGTCGATATTGACGGGATTCGTGAACCAGTAGCAGGTTCATTCTTATATGGAAACAACATCATCTCAGGAGCCGTTGTACCGTCATCTAACGCAATCGGTCTTCACTTCTACCCAATCTGGGAAGCTGCAACCCTCGACGAATGGCTCTATAACGGAGGACCATATCAACT